TTATTTATCTATGTAATTTAAAGAAAGAAAATTCGAATAGTTTCTATCCATGTTCATCAATCTGTTCATTAAGCCTTGCAGATCCAGATTCTCATTTTGCCAGTCATGTGTTTGAGCAATTTGAAATAGAGATGAATAGTTTCGTTCACCCAACAATAAGCGTGCTTCATACGCACCACTTTTAAAATGATCATGGATGCCATAACTCATTTTTGGATTTAATTGCTGCATTGCAATACCGAACTCACTCCACCATTGGTTTAGCCATACCATATGTAAAGCAAGATTACGGATATTCGCCTCTTCTTCGAGGCTGCGTAGTTTCATTGTTTCAAGGAACGTTACTGAGTCATTGAAATGGATAGCAAGTAAATCTTTATAACTCGATACTTTGAAGTGTTGATGGTGTCTATGCCACATCTCTGTACGTTTCTTGACGCTGCCTTCACAGCGCCGATCGACAATTGCTTTAAGCTCAGCAATTTGGCGGTTATTGATTTTGATACGTGTGTCTAAATATTTTTGATTTGATGTTTGGCCTCTCGTCCAGTAATCCCAAAGCACATCATCACATTCATTTTGATAAGTGATGACTTTATCTCTTAGCTCAGCTTTGACTTTATTTGCATGGATTGAATATAACCATGCAGCCAGTTTTCGAACAGGCAAGCAAATCATAAGTCGCTCTTTACCATCATTGGCAACTGTGGTGATTTCCACCATAGTTGAATCAAAACGATCTTTTAACTTCACAAACTGGCTTTTCCAATCTAAACCCATGCCATCAACAATGGGTTTCATTGGTGTATACGGTTGTCCGTTGTATTCGACTATTAGTAAATTTGCGCCGTGAAACGGTACACTTATTTGTGTTAGACTATTCATGTCTTTTTTCTCTCTGAAAATTGATAACAAGCCCCGTAGCCGTCCAAAGTTCCGGGGCTTTCTTTTTGTCACTAATTTAGTAACATTGACATTAATTTATTATAATACTAATCTAGTGTCAATATGAGATTTGGTGCTAAAAATGAACGAGAAAGCTCGAATACAAAATCAAGACGATTGGAAGCGTACACAAATTCGCATTCCAATTGCACTTTATGAAGATGTGGTTCAACATGCTGAACAGCATAATATCTCGCTGAATTATGCCATGCTTGAATTAATGGATAGAGGTATACATTCCTTATCTAAAAAGGATGGTCAAAAAACTGGTCGTTCAATTTATTTTAATGATCTAAATTGTGTTGAAGATTTGAAAGAAATATCTCTTCGAGAACAACAAGAGCAAGTTACCGTAATGATCTCAAAAATCTTTTATGATCATCCTGAGTACCACCTTATCAATATTGAAACCCTTAACGATGGGAAGAAAATTCGTTATTGGTATTCTATTCCTAGAGGTGAGAGTTTTAGGGATTAAAAAAGCACCGTGAGGTGCTTTTTTTCATATTTTTCTGCTATATCTTTTCAAGATATATTCAGGTATAACATCAATGATAGGAGGGATTTCTTTCCCAATTTTTTCTCGAAAACTATTAATTAACTCCTCTACATCTTCATCATCATTTAAATCAGCAATCCCATCTAATAAGTTTTCTAATAATTGAATATTAATAATTCTTTCATGCTTAAGGATTTGTGTATACAATAAATTTCTATCTATTGGTAAATACATTTCTCCAGGTTCAAAACCCCAAAACTCCTTATAAACAAGATTTAATCGCATTCTATGAGAAAACTGCAATCGACAATAATCTCTAATTAAAATTTTTATTGAATCTTTAATATTAGAATAATCAAAGTCTACATTTTTAATAAAATTAACAAATTTTATAGAAAAATAATTTAAATCATCACAACTCATGAACTTTAGAGAATCATCCATCATTTTTTTTAAAGGATAGTTAACACCTGAATATTGCTCAAAAATAATTTTACTGCGAAACTCATCATCGAATTGCTTATGAATAGAATAAGTTTCACCAATTGCTTCTTTAACAAATTCAATAAAATCAATAAATTTTATATCAAAATTTAAATCAGGATTTATAATAATCATCAGCTCACTCGTTATCTTATGAGCAGGTAATTTAATACGCTTCCTTAAGAGTGTATCTCTCGATATTTCTCTCATAAATTCTCTTCTAGAAGGAGCAACACAAAAGAGATTAATAAACATTTCATTTAGCTCTTTATTATTAAGTAACATAACCAAATCCAACATACAGCTATATAGCCTTTTTTTTAAAAAACTATCTGTAAAATCATGTATAACAAGGTTATGCAATAAAGTTTCCAAATATTCGTAAAAATATTTTGTTGAGTTTTTTAAATCATAAAAAGCCAGAATTCTCATCCCATCAACTACATTCTCTAAAACATGTATACTATTAAAGAAAAATTTATCACTTTGAATTTTTTTAGCCATATGATAATAAGCATTCTTTGTAATATTCAAATAATCCTTATGTATCTCCAAAATAGATAAATAGGATTTAATTTCAATCAATTCATTTTCATTAATTTTTTCAGCATATTTCAACAAATTTTTCAAACGATTTGAGTTGTATTTTTTAGCATTTATTTTTACAATATCTCTTTCCTTAAAAACATTTGGAGTAATATCTACAATTTTATTAAAATCTTTATAAACAATACTCATTTCAGATTCTTTATTATCCCGTACATCATCAAAATTACAACTCGATGCTGTTATAGCAAATCCAATATTATCAAAATGGGAATATGCTTTACCATTATTTCCTGTATTAGGCTGACCCCACGATGGAAAAGCCGATTTTATTTCATTCCCATGATATTGAATAGTTACTCTTAACGTTTTCAATGGATCACTAAAATTAGAATAGCCTACTATCTGCCCTTCAGAAGATGCTTCTGTGTCAATATTGTTTAATGCTTCTGAAATTGTTTCTTTAACCTTTTTTTCATCAAAATCAGCTGGAAATAATGTTTTCCATAAATAACCAGATTTATAATAATTATCTGGATATTTTGTAATGTTTGCAGCTTTCCCAGAGTAAAAACTTTTAGGTAACCTTAAAACTATAGTGCCATTTTGTAATTCTCGTGCATAATACCATCCTTGATGAATCCGATGATCATAGTTAAGGATATTTACCAATCCATTATTTTTACTTTTTAAATTTAACCATCCTTTAATTGTATGCATTCCACCAGAAAGTATTGGCTGAATAACTTTAAAACCATCTTTAACCTCAGGTCTTAAGGATAAATCCCCCTTAATAATATGATCCATTGCTTTATCTGATAAATTTAATTTTAATCCGTTTTCAGCTTCAAAAACTTCTACTATCATAATTTTCTCCTTTTATAAATATTTGCAAAATTCAACTTGCGTAAAAACGGATGACTGCAAAATTTTTTAGTTGCAAAGTACACCACAATTAGAAAAATTTCTCTAGCTATAAGTCAAAATTATTCAGCAATCTTCCAGCTCACAACATCATTATTTTCACACTTACCTCAATAAGACTAATAGTGCTTTATAAGAACTCCGCAGTTTGGACATTGTTTATAGTTAATTAGATTTTCACTCATTTATTCCTTTGCTATGTAAATATGTTTTTTAGAAGTAGCTTAATTTTATCAAAATGTCTTTTTTTAAACATCAAAAGATGTTATAAAAAAGACATTCGCTATCTTATTGGACTTTGTTTTTATGAATTTGGATATGTTTGACAATGAATTCCTTCGGGATTCGGAACCAACACCTTGCGACTTCTTCAGTGGAGAAGAAGCTATCGCAAAAGCTAGAGAATTGGGTCTGCCAGATCCTTACATAGTCACACAAGCAATCATGGTCGGTGACTCAGAGTTTAGAACCAATACATACTGTAATAGAGCCAGATTTATTTCTCGATGGGGAAAAATTGGGGAGCAACTTGCCTTGCTTCTTAAAAAATCCGATCCAGCTTGGGTTTACCATAATGAAAGCCAACCAAGACTAGAAAACACAGATAAGAAAATTCAGATTATTTTCATGAGCGGCAATTTGGCCCTTGGTCATCCAGAGCTTATGTTATCAGCCCTGTGTGAGAAAGGCTTCATGACTTTGAAGAATATTAAAGAAAATCAATCTAGCTATGATGATGCTTCAAAGTTAAGAACCTGGATTCTTTATTTCCCTTCTACATCTCATCCAGCTTACACAGCAACAGATATCCCAACTATTCCATTTGAAATTGCATATCCAACAAGCTTCGTACAAACACCTGATAAGACAAAAATTGACATATTACCTAGTAATCACACTTGCAGAATTGCATTTGAGATAGATAATACTCATCCTGTCGACAATGATCCTAAAAAGCCAATATTGGAACCATCTAATGAAATTAAACCAGATGATTTTGATATTCAGCTTGTAGTCTAATTTGAGGTTAACGTGTTTAGTAAAGATCGTTTACGGATTGCTAAAGACTTACGTGGTCTTAGCAATACTGATTTTGCAGAAAAACTAAGCTGTTCACTATCCAAAGTGAAGCAGCTTTTAGATGCAGATAAAGAAATCAGTGAAAATGATCAAACCGAGATCTGTAGAGTCTTAAATTTGCCGATGTCATTTTTTATTGAAAATGATATGCAGCCACATGAAACTGAACAGATATTTTATAGATCTGTCGCTAGAATTAAGGCACAGCATCGTAAAGCCAATGAGGCTTACACCCTTCTAGCAAAGAATATTAATACCTATTTGCTCAATACAGTTAAGTTGCCTCAGTTCTCACGTCCTGATTTGGACATTACAGAAGTGCAGGATCAGCACTATCGTTATGTTGATCATTTTGCAATTGAATTAAGGGCATTATGGGGCTTAGGTGTACAGCCAATTAACAATATTGTCTCTCTCTGTGAGCTAAAAGGTATCCGCATTTTCAGACTTCCAAATGAAGTTAAAGAAATTGATGCACTCTCCTATTTCGATGATGAAAGTGGTTCGCCATTCATGTTTCTAAATAACTTCAAGTCAGCAGAACGTTCACGTTTTGATTGCGCACATGAGCTTGGCCATATCATTATGCATACTCATAACCGCAAGGTTCGTGAAGAAAAGGATAATAAATTATTAGAGATTGAAGCGGATCAGTTTGCCTCTGAGTTCTTAATGCCTAGCGAAGCTTTTTTTGCAACTACTCCACGCTATCTATCAATCGACAATATGATTGACTATAAGAAAACTTGGAGAACTTCATTAAAAGCTGTGAACTACAAAGCTCATAAACTAGGTTTAATTAGTGACTGGATTAATCGTAGCAATTTGATGAAAATTAATTCTCTTGGGTATCACCTTGAAGAACCCGAAGAAACCCACCGTGATGAAAGTATGATGCTTCCAAAGATCGTCTCATTACTGGTTTCCCAACCAACATTTGACAAAAATAAGATGTTGGATGAAATAGGTATTTCTGAAGATGATTTTAACCAATTAACCTTTGATGCACTTGCTAAAGTGGATATCCCGAAGAAGAAAACCAAACTTTATATTGTTGATTAGAAAAAAGCTGGCTTACCGCCAGCTTTTTTAAACTAGATGGAGAAAATAGTCTGTAGTGCTTCTCTTTTTACATATTTTCCACGGTAGACTCAACTTGCTTAAAGGCTTCATTTTCAAAATCATGTAAGAAAATTCCACATTCAGCACATTTCTGAGCATAATTTAGACAAAAATAGGCTAAATAAAGAAAAAGTGCAGGAAGAACAACAAATCCTATGGAGTTCAACAAAACACCTTTTTCGTAATAATATTGAATCCAAGATGTGTATTTATGGATAATAATGAAAGGCATCAACCCAATAAAGCAAAAAATAGCATACCCCACAACTGCAAGGATAATTTTTAAAGCATTGTACCTTGGCTTCAGTTTAATTATTTTACCACTCTCATCTCTTTCTTTTTTTAATAATCCTCTTATCTTTGAATATAACTGAACCCAGGCATCTGCATTCTCATAGACCGAGAAAAATTTTGCTTCTTCATAAGTCAAATATTCATTATTAAACAGATGTTTTGCCATTCTATCTCGATAAAGAATAGACTTACTTTCTATTCCATTCTCAAAATCAGCAGCAAGCTTTAGAAGCTCGGCTTGATGCTCTCGACTATGCTTAAATTTCGATATTCTGTTATTCAAAATGCAAAGTACAATTGGTATAACTAATGCTGCAATCACCCCAGTGATTTTTAATAAAGTTTCCATATTTCAAAAAGCTATTTTATATAATTAAGTTTGTAAGCTATCCATTTATTGGTTTTTCTTAACTTTGTCAACAAAATAGGAAAATAGAATGCTCTACCCGTGCTTATGCTGTGGCTACTTAACCAGAGACGAACCATCTAACGGCTACTATGACATTTGCCCTGTATGCTTCTGGGAGGATGATCCTGTACAAGCAGAAGACCATGATTGGTGTGGTGGTGCAAACGTACCTTCACTAAACCAAGCCCGTGAAAACTTTAAAAAGTATGGAGCCATGGAAAAACGATTTGTTAAGGATGTGAGAAAGCCGAGGAATGAGGAGATTCCGAAGGGTTAGATTGTGTTTATCAGAGATTTGGAAAAAAGATAGGAATTGGCCCCTGCTTTGTTCCTAATCGTAACTGGTCGATGAGTAGAGATAAGTTGAGTAAAAATCTCTTTACTTGGAATGATTTATTGATTATTAATAATTAATTTATAAATTAATTATTATGCGTATAACAAAAGACAATGTAGTTAATGCAGTATGTATATTTGGAATAGTAGTAACTATTTGTGTAATCCTCACAATAATCTTAAAAACTTTCTATGCTCAAGCAATAGATATAGCTTTTGTTAAAGATATTTTCTCAATCGGCTCAACTTTAGCTGCTGCATTAATAGCAATTGCACTATTCAATGACTGGAAAGAACAACATAACAAGACCATACTTGCACCAGAAGCCATTGAAATTTATAAAAATATCAACTCAGATATTAAACTTTGCGTTGATTATAATTACGCGGTTAAAACAAAAAGAGGAGAGTCTTTTCAAGATGATTTAGCTTTAGAAATTTTAGATGAATTTAAAAAATGTATGGATGCAAAAAGTAATCGAATAATTGATTTGAAATATTTCTCGACATTAGCACAGAATGAAGAAATAACTAGTTTGACATTTGATTATTCAGAAGTTTTCAATAAATACTTAGATTTTCTTGAATCAACAAGTTCCAAGCAACCCTATGACATGATTGATCAAAAATTTATCGATATAACTTATGATTTTATGCGTGACGCAGTTAATTTTCAGTTTAAAATAAATACTGCGTTAAGTAACTATATATTAATTAAATAAATTATGCCCCAGCCCTCATCAGAGGGCCTTTACACATATGCCGACATGAATATTGTTATTGATCGTATGTGCTGTGCAACCAGATAAAAAACACAAGATACAGGCGCTTATGATCAATGAAATCACTGAGCGCCTGCAGTGATAAATTACTTTTTTAAGAACAACTCTCGTTCTGCTGCACGGCGACGAACCAAGCCTTTCATGACTTTACCACCGCCTCTATTCCATTTCGGAAATTCATCAGCTGCAGCTTTATAATTGCCAGCATTCAGTAGTTTTACCAATGTAGATCCTTTAAACGCGGCTTCACCAATGTTGTAAGCAAGGCTCACTAATGCATCAAACTGATTTTGATTAACTACAACTTTCACAGCTTGATTTACTGCCGCCTCAAAACGCCTCAAATCATGTTGAAAAAAGGACACTGCTTGCGCTTTGGTACAACTATCACCTCTTTTCACTTTAATGCCATTTGGATAAACAGTGGTGCCGTAGCCGATCGTCCAGACACCCACACCATCATCATAGGCAGTAAGCACAAGATCTTCGAAACTGGTGATTAAATTGATACCCACTTGGCTAGTTTTCATTCCACCTGATTGGAACTCATCAATTAGATCATTAAATTGATCAACTTGCTTTTGGGTAATTTTGCCACCAAGCAGCACACGGGCGGCATCAAAAAAGGCTTTACGATCCATATTGCTTTCCTCTAGGTAATAAAAAACCCACTCAAAGAGTGGGCCACTTGTTATTCAATAAATTTTAACTGTTCAAACAATAATGCCGATAAATGAGATCGAAATCAGAGCGGTATTTCACAGATATCTTTCGTACCAGCTGCATAAGTTAGAGCGATTTTACTTTTATCCGTCATAAGCTCACCAGAAATTGTTTTGCCGATATTTGGATCACTGCCTTTAAATCCCATTGCAATACCATATGTGATAAATCCGATTCTATTTGGTGTACTACTAAATGAATCAATATAACCTTTATTCACCCCATTGATATTTAAACCAATTTGTTTTGAATTTTGGTTAATAAAAACACCAACCCTTAATCCCAATGCGGGAATAGACGAAACTGGATATGATTGAGAAGTCTCACCACTTCCATCATTTTTGCTAAAAGAAACAATGAGATTGATTCCATTTCTTGGATCATTGATTAAGTTGATAGCCCCCACTTTTATAGTTTTGTTTGTATCTGAAAGGATAAAACTCTGCCCTATAGAAACATAACTATCATTCGTAATAGGCGTATTAATAAAGTTATCAATCAAAAATTCAAAAGCATATTCACCACTTATACCAATATTTTTATCAGAAATTACATTCTGATTATTAGTCGTTGTACTTTGTGCTACAGCAGAACTAGTCCCCATATACATTTGGACTGTATTTGAAGTAGATTGAAAGCTAGGAATTAAAAACGAACTTTTCTGATTGATAAGAATTGGAAATTTTGCAGTTGGAATATTACTAGGTAATGCAGAAATTTCTGCAGGTGTGGCATCAAAGTTATAAGTACAGGCCGCAAAAGCACTTCCTATGGTGCTCACACTAATTAATGTACCAATTATTAGTCTTTTCACTTATTTCACCTTTTTTATAATTGAACGTTCAGTATAAATAAACATCTATAAAATATTGCTAAATCAGATGAGTGGAAATAAACGAAAGCACCCTAAGGTGCTTTAATTTCTACTCACCCTTGTTTATATATTGGCCTTAATTAAGGTCATTTCTTGTATTGATCCTGCTTTAGCTTACCGAAACAGTTGTCGTAAACATTTCAATTTCGTCGTTAACAGTAGCAATCACGTTAAAATACGCAGTTCCCACAAATGCTGGAATAGTTTGTGTTTCACGGAAAAGCTCGATCGTTCCATCAGTTGAAGTTATAACATGCTCTACAGCAGTTGCTGATACATAAATCATTGAGTATTTTACAGGCAAGTCCGTAGTTTGATATGAAGTGCCAAGAAGAGTTAACCCCAAACCTGGATTCCCTGAACCATCATTGATACAGTTAAATCCAATATTGGCTTGGCCTGCTGCGACACCATTTACGTCTGCTAGGCGTGCTCCACTCAATACCCCTGATGTTAAAGACATCACATTAGGAACAATCATTTCAAGCTTGTCACCAATATTTGCTGTAATGCCAGCATGATAACCATATGCCAGATCTGGGGAATTTTCAGTTCCCAAATCAAGCTGCCCCTCTGTCCAACTCAATACCCCATTCTCATAAGTACAGTTGGTTAGTGTCCAGTCAGATGTATCAGGATTGGGAATACTGGTAACCCCAATTACACTAAATCCAGGCAGCACATCTACCTGTTCAAGATTAGTCATAACCTGATCATAAGATACGTCATTTTGAATACGTACAAGTGCGACATGACCTTCTGGAATATTAGTATCTGTTAAATTTTCAAATAGCATTTCTACTGCGTTGTTTACCATGAGCAAACTCCTTTAAAATTATGTTTTAGTTGCTTTAAAAGTTTAGTTTATTCAAATAATTGCCCTTAAGAGCTATTCTTTAGTACTTGAACAACTTCTTTATTTTTAACACTGGATTTTTGTGAAATACAGAGAGTTGAAATCAAAATAATATGTTTAGAAAATTAGATCTGAACAAAACCGCCCTAAGGCGGCTATTTATAGATTGCGATATCTAACTGTCTTTATCTTTTTTCTTTTCCTGCTCCGAACTACCAAAGTAGAAACCACAGGCCGTTGTCATTGCTCCAGCAATAAAACCTAAGGCTGTATTGATGAGGTTGCTGTTCTCCCGTGGCATATCAACAAAAAATAAAGCAATCACCAGTACAAACATCAGCCCAACTAATGCAAAGGCCAAATAAGCCCGAGTTTGTTCACTTGTCATCAATATCCCCTTTTAAACGATCTTTGGTCTGCTCGTATTGCTGTTTACGCAATTCATGGATCTCTTGTGCTCGCTTATCATCACGCCGCTTAAAGTACAACGTAGTAAAAAATGAAATCACACCGATGAAGACTGAAAACCATACTGCCCAATCGATACTTGCTGCATACGCTGCCACTGATGCCCCCGCTGATACATATGAAACTTTTGGTGCTGTTGCTGCGATTGTGTTTGTAGCAGCTTCAACCGCGCTTGCTGCATGTTCTTGCATTTCCTGTCTCCGATAGACAATAAAAAAGCACCCGTTTGGGTGCTTATATAAAGATTAAGGCTGTTAAAGCGTTTGTAAAATTTGTCCTCCATTGATTATTTGTAGGTTCAGTAGTGGTATGCCAATGATTGCAGGTCCACCAAGCCCTGGCTCGCCTTCAAGTGTCCCGTGATACCGCCAGTTCCATTCCCCAGCATTAATCGACTTGGTACCACGCTGACCCCAACCGCCACCATTACCAGAAAGTGGTGTTACAGAATCGCCATTATTCCTTTGATACCCACGACCTGAAATATCTCTTTGGGCATCAGAAACCTTATCGGTTTGATAGTTATTATTGAAATAACTTCTGAATTGAGGCACTTCTTGGCTAATGGGTACATCAGTTAAAACTCTACCAAATGGTGCACCACCGCCACCTGGAGCACCTTGAATGGCATAGTTATATTTCGTACTAATACCACTTGGTGTTGCCCCACCACCTGAGCCACCACGTGCAACAATTCCACCATCAATGATCAAGTTCACCTTGCTATGGCGAACCAATAAGCCTGGTGCACCCGGACTACCATCACGACGTGTTTTAGTGAAGTTGGTTTCGTAATCGTTCTCCCAACCACCATAAGCCGCATGTGCAATACCACCATCTCCACCACGACCAACAACAGCCCCTTTAACAGTCAGATTTACCACCAAATTGGGAGGAAATTCACCCGTATCGATTGCAGGAACCTCTCTCATTTCAGGCACAATATATTTAATCGAAGGACGATCATTCCAGTGCTTATAGATCAATTCAGTCAATGGTCGGAACGCACTTGAACTTAAAATCAAGACACCAGGCTCTACCACAAAATTGATTTCTCCTGCCGTTGGCAACTCACCTCTTTGCATTTGATATAACCGCGCCAAATTGAGATCTAACTGGTCGTAACGAATATAGATTGGAGTATCGTCAACGGGTGTATCGGTAAAGTCTTTATCGTTGAGATAATAGCGATCGTCATAGTTAATCGCTGTAATTTTATTGGTCATCTGATCCACGGGCTCTCTCTTGGCCACCAGATAAGGTAAAGAGCCTTTGGTATCATCGTTGACCACGATATAAGTGGTATTGATGTAATCCTCTGGATTTAGCTTAAGCGGGCCGTTTGGTAATCGACCTAAAATGACCTTATTCTTCGCAGTACCAGCGGTCACTGGAATCAGGTCCACACTTCCATCACTCATCTGCAGATAGATCACATAACTTTTGCCTGCAATAAAATCTACATCATGACTGAGTGTAAGAATTAAGCCCTCTTGTTGAAGAACATCCCCGCTCTGATGAATGCCGTTACGATAATCTGCTACCGCAATACGATCCCGTAAAACCAATAGTTCTGATTCAGAAGCGGCATCGAAGGTGATGGATTTACGTTGAAAGCGCATCTTGTTCCAAAGCCGGTATGCATTGAAATGGGCTTGCCACTTATTGCGTACACCAACTGATTTCACTTCTTTAGGATTCTTGGCACTTTTGTCAGGCAAATAGATATTGATACGACTGTCATCTGTAGGATCTGTATACTCGTAGATCAGCCCGTCATAGTCATCCATTAGACCAAAACTTAAGTCTTTCTGATAAGTATCAGGATAAATATTTCTGAAATTGAACAGTAGTACAGAGTTATTCGTTGGCCGTTCAAAATACAATTTAAGTTTGTTGTTCTGACGGTAAGCCGTACAACCCACAGCATCACAGAGATTGGTCACCAGTTCTTCAAAGGATAAGTTTGTATCATCAATGGTTGCACAGAACTCAGCGGCAAGTGGCGTACCGAAGTAATCCACTATCTCAAAGTAAGTACGGTAAATATTCTCTAAATCCAACTCATCAACGGTACGACGACCAATCTTGTCATCCAATGCCATAGAGACTAAAGCATCGGCAAAGCTTGATGTTGGAAATACCTCTTTCGTCATTTCTCCATTTTGATAAAAAGGAAGCATTCGCTGCAGATCAAAATTAATCTTCCGCGTCTTAACCGATAAAGCACCTGTGGTGGCATAGGTTCTAGCGCGAAAAACCGTTTCAAACTCATAACGTGTACTTTGCAACGGGAAAGCACCATAGAGAGCTTGCCACTTCACCTCATCCACAACACTGGGCGCATTGATTACTCCAGTCACACGGCGTGCACGAACACTACAACGGCCCTGAAAGGTGGTCATATCCAGCGTGACACCCACAGTCTGGCGTGATTTAGAGGATCCATTCATTTTGATCCGTTGAATCATTGGATTACCTAATGGCTCGCCTGCTACATTTACAGGTGTAACTTCAACTTCAATCGTAACGTCCACATATCCCTGATTATTACCCTCATAAACTGCATAAAGACCATTACTCGCAACAAAGTTACAGAGCACACGGTTACGCTCAACATTGTCCAGGACAAATGGCCCAATCCATTTCTCGCCGATAGATACAATCCTTGGTGATAATTCAGCAGTTTTCTGAGTAGCAAGTTCTTTCAGTATCCACCAACCCAGATTGACTGCAGCAGGATTAGATAAAGTCATACGGTCATACCCGACCGACAAAACACTGTAGACACCATCCAGATGATAAAACTGGTTATTGAACCAGAAACCACTATTAGTGATTTCTACCCGATCATTACTCACGAACTTGGTGGTTAAATCCGTGAAATTTGATGCAGATCTTAAAATCTCATTTGGATAACCAAATCTCAGGTGATTAGTGCCTTCAAGTACTTGTGTATCTGCTGACCGTAGGATCTGACCATTGACTGAATTCTGCTGTTGCACGGACAAAGGTGGCGTTGTAATTTCACTACCAATCGAAAAGTACGGATTTCCATGAACGATGTCGATATCAGGGCTATACACCTCAATTGACGCACCAGCAATATCGACAATATTGGTCTCACCGTCATACGCGCCTTTGATGTGATAATGACCACGGCCAATACACCCCACAATATGCTCGACCTCTACATTATTCTCATACACCTTGTAAGGCACAGCAATCAGGTCTGGCGTATCGTTCACTGCCCCAAATATCTCAGCAATCCGACCATTTACCCGCATCTTGTTCTCACGGTTAGAGAGCTCGTTATTGGCAGATGAGGATTGATTGTTATTTTGGTTGGTCTGGACAATCGAAGGCGTTGGCATCAATAAAGCGACAGCAACCCCAACCACCAAAGAAACCACTGCTGCAATGACTGCGGCGATGCCCTTGGGGTTTTCAATCACAATGAATGTGCCAGGTAGAAAATCCAGTTGCTTCAGATCATATGCATTTTTCGGAGTGACTTCATTGGCCACGGAAATTTCAGCATGTTCCATATCGCTTGGATTGTAGAAAATACGCAGATGCTCAGGCATGTGCTCATACTTTGCAGTCAACCATTGTCCTAAGGTGGCAGCCCGTTCAATCACTTTCTTTTCAGATAAAGGATCTTGTTTATAAATAATCTTAATCATAGTAACTGACCCGACTAAACCCCATAGCCATTACGACTTGTTCAGATAAATAAGACACTCCGCCTTCCATTAGATGCAGAACCTTACCCCCACGAAAAAGCCCCACATGCGGGGGCTTGTTTCTTAGTCTTGGGTGGAAGGCAACAATACAGCCCTCCTTGGGCATGGGCAGCGGATTTAACAATTTCAATCGTGATGGTAAAAAAGTGATTTCGCCCTTAGGCTGCATAAACAACTCCAGTGCTTCACCACGGTCTATCTCATATAGATCCATTGCCGCCTCATGGGCAAAGTGAACGCAGTTATAACGTTCCTGATCATATTGCCGATCGAGTAAATGGTCATGACTTTTCATAAAGCTCCCTTGAGACCAGTGAAGCGATCTAGTGAGAAGATATCACCTGTCTTGGCGGTATTCAGTCGTGGTGATTCAGCTTTAAAGGTTACCGCTTTGTGATCCATGGCCACACCTGAGAGTTGCAGTCCAAGCAGGTAATACATCGGTGAATTGAGATTGTCTGAGCTGTAGAGTCGATAATTAACCGTTGGCTTAATGTCGGGATATTGACCCTCCATCACCCGCTCAAATTCGTCAGGCAACACATCACCTAACCCAGAGATTGAAATCGATAATGACTGGTCCAGATCGCCGAGCATGCCCGATCTCTGAATCTTTGCTGGTAGATATTCATAGAACAGTTGACTGCCATCAGATTGATGGCGCACATATACACCTTGATCATCATTGCGGACAACCCGATAGGTATTTATAAAAGATGGATGTGTCAGTTCAATACACTCCAGTTGGTAAATATCAACCGTGCGATTGAGAAAAAACTTTGCGTATTCCTGATCCATTACACCACCCAATCTTTAATTAAAGCCTGATCAGCATTCGGATCCCGCTGATTTTGTACTACCTCCAACTGGGCATTGACCCGATACAAGTTACCATTGACCTCATTGGTCTTGAATGAGTTGGGGATAAAGTTGCACTGGTACTGCTGACGTGTGCCCTGATCGATTACCAGATCTGCATAGAATGAAGCTGGCATAGTCTGGTAGATCCGCCAAAAGGCCATCATCTTATTGAAGTCGGCTTTGCTTAAGTTCCAATTCACATCAACAATATGGCTATTACGCTTTACATCGATGTAATAGCGGCCACGACCACCATCAAACTGCTGACGCTTCACATCATCACCTGGTGTCACGCCATAACCATTGGTTTGAGGATTAAGTTTTAACTTGTACATAACTTTCCTTCAGGTAATAAAATAAAAAATCCGCACTCGGCGGATTTTTTAACTTTATTAAAAAAATGTTTTAATTCAATTATTCATAGATAGATTGATTTCCAACAAAGTCCTCTATATTTTGCGTACTATTCAGAATATCAGGTCGTAGTTCCGCAGCTTTTTTTTCGATTTCCTCTAAAGATATGTCTGGATTAGATGAAATAGTCTGATCTAATTCAATATAATCATTTATGAACTCAATTGAATCTGGTTCTAATTTGTTAGCAACATGGAGTGTTTCAATAGATATTGCCCCAAAGGACTTTACGCATACACTCTCTTTGTAGCCATTACATGGTTGACCTTTAATTTTTTTTATCCAAACATTACTACCAACAAGTACAGCACCAAACATTAATTTAGCTTTTGCTACATCTACTTTCGAAGCTAGCAATGCATCATAAAACATTCTATTCGTTTGATACCAACTTCGTACATGTTGTCTGCAATAGTGATCATGTAATACAACAGCTTTCATAATCTCTGGTTCAAATCTTTGAACTAAAATTTTTACTGGTTTTTCAATTACCTTGGGTATTGTTGCTCCATCAGTTTCTGTTCCCGCCTCAGCGTACCAAACTAGACCATTAGGATCCGTAAATTTTATGGACTCAATAGTGAAGCATTTTTCAACTTTTTCACAATCAATTGGTGTGAGCTTAACCTCACCTTCAAATTCAGCAAATACATTCATTGATGTGATCAAAAGTGCACTAAATGCAAGAAATTTTTTCATTTTAATTCCCTAACTTTTTTTATTTTTCAATTAGATTAGTACTAAACATTAGCATATAACTATTTTCTGATTGCTCTCGATATTTAATATCAGAAAATTGGCTTGGTAATGGCTTGCCATCTTCAATTCCTGAAGCCAGTTTTTTAGTTTGGTGATTAACCCAGCCAACGCCGAGACTATAACTTCTATTTTTTGTTTTGAATGTCACTTGTGGACCTATAGCGAATCCTCTTAATAAACTTGAAGTCGCATTTGCATCGAATAGTTTTGCTCCAACAAAGCCCCCATAGCAAACCTTTACATTTCCATCATTTACTGGCTGTCCACAAATTGTGTCTTTTTCTTTGTTCACAAAATTTCGCCAAGCCATAGACCAGTTTGCTGTAAACCACAAACTTGGTACAGTTCTATATTCTTTATCAATACTCACGATACGATCTGTACCATTTGTTGTAGCAGTGTCGATATAATTCCCCTGTCTGTATTGTTCAACCCCAATACCTAGACCAAGCCCCATAAATGATGATTTTCCATCGCTATCGTCAACAACAGGAAAAGGATTATTTGTTTTTTCAGGATCTTTAGGTTTCTCCTCTACCTTGTTCCCAGCTTCTTGATTGTTTTTTTCATCTATGGGGTTGGTATTTGTGCCTCCAAAACAACCAAATGCAATAGTCGACAATAAGACCCCAACAAACATTTTATTCACAGATTTTTTCATTTTTAAACCATTTTTTGATTATTGTTCTTTTAATAAACAATAGTTTAACCTCTTACGTCAACAAATAAAAAACAGACCTACTTAACTGTTATATAAGATAAAAAAATGGTACGAATTGACAAATTTTGACTATAAAAAAACCACCCCGAAAGGTGGCTTGATTAGATTAAGTATGATTTATGATTTGCTATCTACTTCGGCTTGGTAATGGTCTTCCTGCTTTTTACTAAACTCAAGTGAGTCCTGAATCATGCTTTCAGTGATTCGAAAAAGCCTAATGAGCTCTTTGAATACGGATTCAGGAACGTTATAGACCTTGCCCACATATTCAATGGTTCGCTCTTGCTTATGCTGGATTGCATCAAGCATTGCAGCAATATCGGAAACTTGCTCGTATGCTAATGCAAAGCCTTCTGCAACATCACTTGCATCATAGGCTTGATTTTTACTTCCTATCTGTACCATACTGTTCATGTTGTTTATTACTCCATGTGATGACAATGCTAAGCCCTTTGATTCCTGCAAGTTTCGTGAGGGCTTTTTTATTGCCTGAATTATGCATTTTGATTTCCTAATAGCTTTGAAAGCTTAGTCAGCCCCTTTGAGGTTACTCTCACCTGCTCCGTGATTTTAGCTGAGCCATCTCCACGGGTGATTTCGGTTACCTTATGTTCTAAGTACCCAGACTGAACTTTTTCTTGGTAGCCCAAGTAATGTGCTGAGCCTGTACGTTTATAAATCCACTGTTTTTGATTCAGCCATGAGATCAGATCTTTCGGTCGCATTTGTAATGCTTTCGCTGTATCTGTTAGGCATAAGCTACCATCTGCTGTCGCAATACGATCAAAAGCTTCAACTGTTGGCTGCATAACTTCTACTTGCTGTTCTAGCTCGATTACTTTTTCTGAATATGTCAGTAAGGCATTTCGCAAAGTATGTGGATCTGCCAATAGTTTCATTGGATCAATTGGTTTAGCAACTTGAGCTTCTAGTTCCTGCCAACGATCTACTAAGCGAGCTGTGAACTCTGGGCAAAGTTGAGCAACGACAATGATGCTGTCCCGTTTACCTTGTTCACCTGTGAATACGAAAAATGTACTTGGTCGACCTGCTGTAGGCTTTTCCTCAATTTGAGGAGAAGTAATAACACCTTGGTTTACAAGAGTTTCAATCGTGCGCTTAACATTATCATGGCGCTTTTCTACAAGTTCAGAAATTTCTAAACTTGTCATTGATTGAGTTAACACTGGGATAATTGCATTCATGCTTTTACCTCTTTAGTTTGATTTACCATTAACTAAACTGCTTTATTGATTAAATAATTCATTGAGCGTTCTTCTTGCTGAGCTTTCGCTTTCAGCTTCTTGTGTAAGTCAGCATCAAGCCGACCTTTGATATATACAAATTTTATAGATTTCATTTCTGCTCCATATGCCACAAATTGTGGCATATAATAAATATAGCCACACATTGTGGTATTGTAAATAGATAGATTAATATATTTGCCACTTTTTGTGGCATGAGGTAAATATGAGCAACCAAACTGACCACACTATTGTGAGATTGCGTGTTCCGCCAGAATTAAAAAAACAAATAGAAGAAGCTGCTGAATATAATAATCGCTCTCAAAGTGCAGAGATGGTCGCAAGACTAGAGAAAAGTTTTGACACAAGCATTGATTCTGATTTGGTTAAAGATATAAAAATTACCATGCTTCAAAATCAGCTATCTGAATCAATGAAGATGATGGATATACTTCATGGTTACTTCAATTCAATGCTTCATGGAAAGCAAGATGAATACATGGAAACTGTATTTAGTAAGTACCCAACTCTAAAAGAGATCTACGAGTCTAATGATGACTTATCAAAAAAAACCGACTGACTTTAATATAATTCTCACAATATAAAATAGCCCCTTACAGCCAAGGATGTTTTATGCTGCTAAATAGAAAACTACAAAACTCCATTTTGCATATTGCTGCAAGTTGTTACCCAACCTCAGCAAATCACGAATTAAATGAAATTTATGAACCTTTAGAAGAAAAAGAACTGGCCGCTAACCTCAAATATTTAGAACAAAATAGATTAATAGAGAAAGGTTCAGTACAAATTTCACTTGATGGTTTTTATAGTTTTGGCGGTGTGACCATTACAAATATTGGTATGGATTTCCTAGCTGATGATGGTGGACTTTCTGCCATTCTCGGAGTTGTAACCATTAAGTTTGAAACAGACACTTTAAAAGCAATTTTAGAAAATAGAATTAATCAATCAGACTTACCTCAAGAGCAAAAAAGAGCTATGAACCTTGCACTCGATGAGTTACCAGCCGAGGGTATAAAGCACCTTACTACAAAATTATTAGATGAAGGGCTTGAGAATCTTCCGAGTGCGCTTATTTTGATTTCAACATATCTAGGACTTTCTTAGAGTCCAAGCAAAGAAGCCCCTCAGGGCTTTTCTTTTATCTGTTTTTTTAAGGACTAATTTCAATTGGTGTATCTTTTTTAACTGAATCATAGACAGTTTTCATATCTTTATTTGTTAGTGCAATACATCCATCTGTCCAATTAAATCTTTGAGATATAAATGATAAGCCGCCAAATCCATTTTTCTGTCCATGTATCATAATGTCTCCACCTGGCTTAACTTTCCGTTTCGCCGCAGATTGCTTATCAGCTTCGTTAGGATATGATATGTGTAACCCTAGATAATACTTACTATTAGGATTTTTCCAGTCAATAGTATATTTACCTTCTGGTGTCTTAAAATCACCTTCCTGTTGTTTATGCCCCTTGGGATTCTTTCCAAAAACTACATTAAATTCTTTTTCTACTTTCCCATCACTGATCAAATAAAGCTTTTTTTCACTTTTAGAAACCTTAATTAAATTAATTTCACCAGCAGATACAAAAACAGATACAAAAACAGATATTACCAATAAAACAAAACTTCTCATAAATCTCTCCTTTTATAATTGTTCTTTTAATAAACAATCATATACAGAGCAAGTCAAATGAAAGGCGATAAAAAACCACCCCGAAAGGTGGCTTTATCTAATTAACGATTACGTCGTGCAGTCGTATTCGTTGAAATGGCTCGACTGATAGGTGTGCTTGGATCTTTGATTTGATCACTCACAATCTTCGGAACCTCACGTGGAAGAGTTCTGTCTAACTCATCCTTAACAATAAGCCGGACAGTATTTTCATCTAATTGCTCTGCTTCAACCGCTACACCTTTCACCTGATTCACAACTTCAATCTTGAAATTAATCGTAGGTGTTGAGGATTGAGTTGAAGCTATCGCCTCAGCCTGAGGGCGTGCAGATCTACCCATAGTGAAGTCATACACATCCTCAAGATTTGATCTATCCTGAACCAGCCCATTCGGAGAGAAATACACTTTTCCATCATGGTATAGATCAGAACCAATAGAGATCTTTGGAGTATCTACAGTCTGATTAGCCTTATACAAAATCTTGTCATCTCCTGATTGATTGAAGATATTTGATTTCTTCTGGCTTTCCATAAATGCATTTGAGCTCATCAGTGCACGACCCATGACATCATCCGAAGCATTGTTACTGCCTTTGAGGAAGTTTTCAGGGTTCGCACTCTTACGCATACGCTCAACTAGATTTACACCGCCCCAACGTTTAATGTCCTCCTGTGACCATACGATCTCACCTTTATGAACAGATCCAGCGACATCGTATTTACGCCCAGGTCCTGTATAACCACCGTCAGCAAAGCCCTGATCTTTGATTGCACGAATGTTGCCGATAATGCTGGCACCTTGAGCAATGACCTGAGCCATGACGCCAATGTTAGCGGGCCAACCCAAAGCCATCGCTTTCGATATACCCTGTTGAATCGCTATACCCGAAGCGGCAATCGCATAAGCTTTGTCAGCAGCAAACATTACTTTATAGGCTTTGGATTGCTCACCAAACATTGAGCCGAACATCGATGTTACAGATCCCATCATCTGCTGACCGAGCAGGATCTGAGTATTTAAACGATCTTGCTGATATTGGTCCTCAATCGCCTTAGCATTTTGAGCATATTCATCAGCTATAATTTTCCGCTGTTCCTGTGCAGCCTGCATGATTGCCGTTTTCTGATCCTCAAATGCTTGCTGACTAATTAGCTGCTGATCCATCTGAGCTTTAATCGCATCCAAACCGCCTTGCTCGTTGTAATCAACTGCAGCTGATTTGCTATCAAATAGATCCTGAGCAGCACCTAAACGACTGAAACGCTCCTGAGATTGTTGATAGAAATCGCTGGTACCATTCATATCAGCTTGAATACCACCCCAGTTCTGAACTACACCAATGATTTTGTCGCGGATCTCCTGTTCCTGAGCGGCTTTAGAGAACATCATCATTTTTTTGCGCTCATCATTACTGAGCTTGGTATTCTTCTGGATCTCCTCTCGTTCAAGCCGATATCGTTCTTGCATAGCCTCAGTTTCTGACAACAAGGCTAATTTAGCTTGGAACAAGCGCTGCTCTTGTGCCAACTTCAACAATCCCAACTCTTGCTGATATTGTTGTTCCAGTAATTCAACAGTCTGTTTCAGCTCAGCTTTGCTTAATTCAATGTCATGGGTGGCATTGAACTTTTTGCGGGCAAAGCTTTCGTTTAATAGCTGCTCCTCAGTTTTTTGAAAATCCTTATAATCATCAAGTTTAGTGCGTAAAGCCTGTTGAGCGATTGCTATATCATTGTCCGCTCGACGTTGTAATTCAGCTTTGATCTCAGTTGAACGTTCTGGAGTGAACCCAGCTTTATCAACATCCTCTAGTCGAACAGTTAAGTTATTCTTGATTCGCTGAACTTCATTGGCCACTTCATTTTCTAATGAGCGTTGAGCATCTAGTTGACGGTCAAGCTGTGATTGAATATCAACTCCTGCCTTATCACTCCCATTACTTGAGCCACCTTTCACCTTACTTTGCATGCTTGGCGATTGATGTAGAAGTTTTAGAACGACACCATCCTCAAAAGTTACCGTGCTGTAATACCCTCCACCTTTGGGATCATAAGCCGTTTTGACATCCTTCACTGCCACGTTGGTTGTGATTGGTGTCCCAACTGGCATTGCAAAATCAATTCCCTTATGAAAAGAAGAAGCCCCTTTAGTTGGGGCTTTTCGTGGTCCATAATCTGAGCTGACTTTATATGAAGATAGTGGTTTATCTGCTGCTTTTAATCGGGCTAGATGTTCATTACTGACTTTTTGACCTGACATCGAACCACCATACCGAACATCAAGATGTGCTCCTGTTCCAATACCTGAATTCCCAGAAACACCGACTAATCGCTTGGTAAGAGATTCCTGTTGTTTTAGCTCCTTATTTTGCTGGCGTAATGATTCAGTTCTTTTGTCTGTTATAGACTTGATTGAATCCTCTGCTTTCCACGTCTTTACTTGAGTGTTAAGGGCTTCTTTATCAATCTCCTTAAGTCCTTTAGAAATTGACTCTTTATAAAGTTTCAGTAAATCATTTGCTTTAGATTCACTAAAACCTTTCTTCATCAATGATTCGATAAATTGCACATCCCACAATTTATCGTCATACATTTTTCTAAGAGATTGAACAGCTTCATCCGCAGCTTTCTTGGTTTCATTGATCGCATTGGTATGTTTCTGCTGCTCAATTGCAGCATTTTGAGCCTTGTTTCCTGTCAACTGGACTTCTATACCAAATAATTTGACTGCCGTTTTGGTTTTGTCGGCTACCTCATAGGCCTCATTATATTTGTCTATCTGCTCTTTAAGAGCATCTCTTAATGTAGGCGGCAATTTCACAGCTGCTAATTGCTCTACAGCCTCTTTATAGCTGATGGTACCTAAACGTGCCTGATTAGAGATCCGAGTAACTTCTACATTTCCTTGGGCGTAATTCTGTATCTCAATTAAAGCAGATCCAACACCTTGTTCAGTTTTCTTTAACTCATCACTCTGTGCTTTAAAAGCGGTTGTTAAGTCATCAATGGCTTTGGTTTTTGCAGCACCTTGTAAGCTTTTGAGTTCTTCGGTAGTTCTGTTGGCAACCTCAGCCTGCTCAGCAAGTATTTTATTTGCCTCATCCGCTTTATTCTTGAAATACGAATAAGCAGCTGTTAATCCAGCAACACCTAAAGTGATCGCACCAATTGGTCCACCAATCAAAGCAAATGCACCACTTGCCAACTTACCAACGCTCATCGATGTCGCAGCAAGTCTCCCTTGTGCTGCTGTTTGTGCATTCGTAGCCGCGGTTACAGCAGCTTGTGCTTGGGCATATCGAGTTGCAGCTGCTGTTGCACCATACTTGGCTTGCGTTGCTGCATTCGTCGCTTGTACGTTCGCTAAATGTGCTTTAGCTGCATTTACTGTTGCAGTAGCTTCGGCTAATTGTGCTTGGGCATTGGTTATTGAGGCTTGTCGATTTGCGAGTGTAGATATCATACCGCTATCAGTCGCAATGGTTTTTGCAATAATTGTCTTGGTTAAATAGGCAAGACCACCCGCCATTGCCGCATTCATAACAATATCGATATTCTCGGCAAATACACCCAACACACCTGCAGCATTATTCGTTACACCCATTGCCATGTTCATTTCACCAACATACTTGGTTACGGCATTTGAGAGTGTGGTGAGACCATCAGCAAGGCTGTTTTCCATTGCATCTGCAAGATCTTTATTTGAGTCTCTGGTCGCTTTTAGCGTCTTGATGAGATCTTCTAAAGAAATCTTACCTGTTGCACCAAGTTGGCGAATTTCAACTTCTGACTTCCCTGTAGTTTTAGCCATATCCGCAATGACATTATCCGCAGCAGATACAATTGAAATCCATGCGTCTGCATCAATTTTGCCTTTGGCCATAGATTTAGAAAATGCATCAATTGCTGATTGAGCTTGATCAGCACGTGCGGCATTGGCAACGAATGAAAAAGAAAGTGAATCTGAAACATCAAGTGTATCTTTGGTTTGATAACCTAAGGCCTTCATACCACCAGCAAGCCCGAGATAAACTTCTTGTGCTTCATTCAAAGCGCGATAAGTACTTTTTGTTGATTCGAATAAACGCCCTTGTACAAGGTCATATTCTTCAGCACTATCGGTTGCATTACGAATACGAGCCGCCATTTGTGTGAAGCCATCAGCTCTTGAAACTGCATCACTCACAGCCACCATCCCAAGCATAAAAACGGCTAATGATTTGATCGAATTCCCATAGGAATCAATTGCTTTTTCCTGCTTTTCGAATTCTTGTGAGGTGTTTTTAATTTCCTGTGAGAATTTCTGATTTTGTTGAGTCGCTTGTTTAGTAACTTCAACCGATTTTTGGACTGTTGAATTTGCATTGTTAACATTGGTATTAAAGTTTTGAACAATGTTATTGGTTACAGAAAACTGTTTACCCATATTCTTAGAAGATTGTGATGCAGAATCACCGCTTTCCGTGATTTTCGACATTTCTTCTGCCAGAGCTTTTGCATTACGTTCAGCATTTTTTGAGTCAATCACAATAACTAAGCGTGATTCTTGGGTCATATCGACTTTCCTTCAGACATAAAAAAACCGCCTTTCGGCGGTTTTAAAGTTAGTTTTTAGCTCTTTAAAAAGCTAAAAACTAATCAACTTTATTAAAGTTTTTCAAAACTTTATAAGTAATATTTTGGTTGTTTGCATCAACTATTTCAAGCAATGCACCTTTATAACCTATTTGCTTTGATTCATTTAAATCATATTCGACATCATTATTAAAAGCTGGACGAGCCATATTGCTCGAAAACTCTCTGTAACCAATATTTATTTTATTCCCAACCTTTCCACTATAGATTAATGTTTGTTGAAATGAGTTGTCAGCGGCTATACCGATTTTAGAAAGCTTTGCTTCATGTTCATCAGTACAAGCTTTAGCATTAAAAACGGTTATTACACATATTTCATTCTTATCATCCAACATCACAGCTCTAAATGGGTCTACTATAAAATTCTTTTGCACATTCCCACCATTAGGAATCATATTTATAGCTTGAAAATACTGACCTTTTTTATCATCACCAGTTTTTAAGTAATATCCTGAATTAAAAGTATAACCACTATGTTTTACTGCTTTTGGTACGTATAACGCCTCGCGATCTATGAAAATCCCTTGCTCAAGCATTTTGTCTCCGACAAATACTTGATTGACAGAACCTAAAGGTGGTTTGCTTATATTCTGTGGTACTGCTTGATAGTTATATTTTGGAGTTGCACATCCAACCAAACCTAAAACTAATCCAATTAATAGAATTTTCTTCATAAAAATTACCCCGATAATTAGTGATAATTTAGCAAATGGTTGAAATGAAGTCATTAAAAAGCCACTCTAAGGTGGCAATTAAGAACTGATCATTAGAGTTAAGGATTGATAAAATAGAAATACAAAATAAGCGTGGCTAGCAGAAGGCTCGCAAGCGTTAAATAAAATCCCACGGTATTAAAGCTTTTCAAAAATTTTATCATATTCATCATTTCCAACCCCTTGAAAAATTGCTTTAAAGTATAATGAAAATTTCACATTTTTACCAAATGGTAAATTTATTTACTCATTCTTGGGCTTGCTCTTTTATAAGCTTCTGCAAGAAACAAATCGTCTAAAGCAAAGATGCAATCATTAAAGATATGTGGACCAACAGGCAGATCATTATGTTCGGCATAAACGTTAATCGCTTGCTGGTCTATCGATAGTGGCAAGCCCTGCTCATAACGTCTGGATCTGGCAATCGTTCTGAATGCTAGCAATATTGATTCAGCAGCATAGGATGATTCTGGTGGTTTAGGAATATGACCACCTAAGAATTTGATCTGTTCGATTTCGTGCGGCGTTTTTGTCGCATAGGTTTTTTGGTATTTGTAGAGCTCAATGACTTTCCCAGAATTACGGCCTTATCCATATCAGCATCTTCTTGGATCTTTTGAGCTTCAGTTTTAATGAATAGCCAGAGGGAAATGCCGATGTCACCAAGATTAAATAGCTTTGATGCATTCCCGGCTGTATAAGGCATATCAGTCTCTGCGGTTTTACCGTCAACCACCTCAGCAAATACCACGCCCTTCCAGTCCTCAATCAGATGTGCTGCGCAAGCATCCATTAACAACTCATGATAGAGCTTGTCTGTTGGATCTGTAGCCATTACGTCATAGCCTTTTGATGTGATCTGATTCCCAGCCCGCTCCATGGCTACTTGAAAGGGTTTATAAGCAATTCCACGAATCTTAAACTCTGCCTGAACTTCACCTGCAGCATTCTTGAACTGACACCATTTAGAAACTTCTGAACTTTTTACGATACCGACTTTTAACGCCATGACGACCTCTATAATTTAAGCAATAAAAAAGCCTATGGCATGCCATAGGCTTTATATTTGGATTTTTTGAATTACACCAACGCACGTACAATGGTTGGACTTGTGCGCACCTGAGCAAAGTTAATATCAACGGTGATGATGTTATCACCACCGCCGTCTGGATGATTTGCCTCCATGACTTCCAATTGTGGGAAATTCAGTGAGTATTTGCTGCCCTTGCTATCAGTAATATCAAATCCCAAGGTAAACACATCACGGGTTTTGATTGCATCAATCCATGCTGCAGAGGTTGCCGAGAACATGAATGAAGCATTTACCTCAATATCCATCATTTTCTCTAAATAAAACTCTGGCGTGTATTTACCTGAACCGATACAGCGAATGGCTTCAAGATTATTGTTGAATGAAAGCGTGAGTGATTGTAGACATGCTTTACCTTGAATCGACTGACCATTAATCAGTAACTTTTCAACATTTGGCATGCTGACTACTGGACGGCTTGATGCTGCAACTGGATTTACCACTGGATTTACTTGCTGACGGGTAAATGAACTACCAACCAGACCAAAGTTACCGGTGATCTTGCCTGTGGTCTGAATGGTAATTTCGCCTGTATTAACCTGTACACCGCGATAGATAAAGACCTGACCAACATCCTCAAATACTTTTACTAACGTTAGAGATTTACGAACACCACCACCGAAACTAATTGCATTTGCAGCCCAGTTATTGAAAGCCAAAACACTCAAGAATAAGTCAAAGGTACCTAGTGATAATTCAAACTCTAATTGTCCAGTAACCTCGGCTTCTGTTACCGAAGCACCTTGACGGAAGCGAGAATCTACAACCTCATTGCTTTGTTCGGTAGATACGTTTTCTGACAAACCATCCGACACACGGCGAATGGTGTACCAGACTGGATTTGCTGGAGTTGTACCAAGTACTGCTTCTTCACAAGCATATAATCGGATTTTTGCGCCTGAACTCATTTATTGTTCTCCAAGATTTAGGCATTAAAAAACCCGCTGATTAAGCGGGCCATTAAATTGATTCTTCATTGATTTCGGGCGGTTCAACACCAGACACTGCTGCAGCTACTGCCTGTGCCAGATTTGTCGGTTGAAAATCAATAGGTGTTTCAGAAATATGTTCTTCCATTTCATTGATTAAATGCTCTGGAATAGGCTCCTCATGTAGGCGGATATCGATCCAGCGACCTTCTGGAATGTCAATCGGATTGTCCAGATCAGCAACAACTGCAGCAAGTTCAAAATCAAACTTGCGCTTATAGGTTTTAATAGAAATATCACCGCTTTCCAGTGTGTCAAAGACAACAGCAATAACTGTATTTCCATTCGCATCTTTTGGTACTTCGATATACCAACCCACTTGTGCAAAACCTAGTGAGCCTTTAAGCAGATAATCACCTGCATCAATTTTCTGAAACTCAATTGGCTGATCTTCAGCATCATCATTCAGCTCAATAAAGTCTCTATATAATTTAACTACTGGCGATGCTGCCTTAATAAAACCGTTCGCATCAACTACGGTATTCCTTGAACAATAGATTTTTGACCAAGTGTCCCACACGTTGTTGTTTTTTACTCTAATTTGAGGATTATAAGACTGAATCGGATTCCAAAATTGAACACAATAATTTCCAGATACTGCCGCCAAATTTATTCCTACCCCCTGATTAGACCCAACTACGCCTGGAGAGACTGAGTCGATCCACTCTGAAGGTGTTGCAAACATACAATTCACCTTTTTGTCATTTGCTTCTCTTGAGCCGGCGGCTCCCAATAGAGAAGCAACACCCCACCCAAATGCCCCAACTTGCATTACATTCCCAGCTTGTTCACCAACAGCTTTAGTAGCAGCATCTCTTAATCCCTGAACTTGAGTCCAATCAGGCGTTAAGTTTGGAATACCTGATGCAAAAGGCAACATAAATTGACGCTTACCTTGTGCATAATTAAAGGGATAAGGTCGATGATCCCAATTAAATTTAAAAACAAGATTGGCCATTACACAGTAACTCCATCAATAACCTGAAATATCAACGTTTCAGAATGTTGGATAACACCACCAACAACGGCTTTTATATCCATTTGGACTAATCCAAGTGGCCATAAAGCTGTACTGGCGCTCGATTTAACATTAAGCCAGCCTTTTTGAGTTCCCTGATTTAGTGCCGTGCAAGTTAATGCGACCACAGCAGTTCCATCCGCTAAAGTTTTAATTTGAGATGAAAATACAAATCCAGTTAAATCAATTGCACGGCGCACGTCATCAGGTTGAAATTGCAATGCTTCATCTGTGTCGACAAGCTGCAGATTTAAATTGAAGGTGTCACCGCGCTTAAAAACAAAATTGCTCATAAGTGATTCCTATAGACATAAAAAAACCACCAATGAGGTGGTATTGGATAAGAATTATTGTGTTGTGTTTAATTTACTGAGTAAAAAATTGATATGTTGTATTGTATGAAATCACTAACCTTGCCTGCATAAATCGATTGACCTTGTAGGCACTGCAAATGATCTTTAAAAAAATACTCAAAGTGGCCTAGTAAAGCATCACTTAGAACAGTTATATCTTTTTCTCCAGTATGTGGTCGAGCAAAGCATTGAATCATGATACTCCCTGTACGCCGCGTGCACGGCAAATCTGTAATACCTGAAATAAAGCTTGATCCGCCTGCTATCGTTAAACGACACCATAAGCCATCTTTTGGCACTTTAAAACTTGGTGCATTGGGATATTGGATTCGCGCTTGATCGATGCCAGTGAAGCTCAGCATACGAGTAATGATGACTTGTCTTACTTGTTCAAGTGTCATAGCCATATTAGCCACCATACTTTTGAGAGATGAAGTTAAATGTCGTGCTATAAATGCCCTGCGGTGCCTGATCTGACCAACCGTTTTCTAAGCGTTCAGCATAAGGCAGATTGTTCTGGATATAGACCAGATTCCCCAACTTGATTTTGACGGCCTGAATTGCTGCGTCTTGATTGGCATTTGTTTCTGGACCTCGTACACCAAAATCACCAGATCCAATAGAGACAATGTGAGATGCACGATAAGCACCCGTATCGACTGGACTAGATACAACCAAGGACTGAACAGTATCCATAACAATATTTTTTACATGCACTTCAGAGTCGCTAACAATCTGTACGGCGAATTCAGTAGGCTTTTTGCCCTTCCACCCCATACTTCACCTCACTTGCTTGATACATCTCAAAAAGGTTTTGGGCGATCGCTTGAATTTAATAAGCTTCAAATTCACTACTCGGCTCACGCTCTCCCATTAGCTTTCTGATTCGCTGCCAGACGTGCACCGATTCATGCAAAAGCAGTCCATATACTTCGATTAGATCTCGTTCCGAAGTATCACCCAGTTGAACGACTGCATAGGTCCCCTTCTGGTAATAATCAACTTGAGCTGCTGCACCATCTATCGAAAGAAACTGATCAGCTTCTTCCATGTCATCAAACAACAGATCCATGTGAAGCTGATTGCGGGCAAGCGTATATTGAATATGCCGAAATGGTGACATATACCACTCAGGTACATAGTTTGAGTTTACCATCACTCCTCCTAATTTTTGGACAATAAAAAACCCACCGGAGTGGGATATTTCTTATAGCTAGTTTCTTTTATAAACCAGTATTAACTTTCAATCGTTAAAAATTATCCTTCTTGAAGCTGTTGGAGTATATTTAAAGTAAGTTTCCGCTCTATTTGGCTTCTAAGTTTTATATAAAGATTATTTTTTTCATCCATAATTTCAAGGAATTGTAAGTATTCACTATAAGTATCATTCAACTCATCATAAATATTCCCAAACTCCTCGAGTATATTTTTAAGCCAGCCTTCCATTTGTCTTAACTGGTTTGTTACCACACCAAAATACCTAAACTTATCAACTAAAGTATTAAATTCTTCCTGAATTACATGTATTTGCTTCAAATAACTTAAAATTAAATTATGATTCTTTTCAAAAATTGGATGATCCAATCCCAGTGGCATTCTATTAGGATCTAGTTTATCTCGATGCTCATCTGGCATTAAACAATCTAGTTCCGTAAAAATAAAACCAGCATGATCAATTTCTTTTGAGAACTTTTCGAATTGGCTGAACACCTTCAATCCAAACTCATTTCGGACTTGTTTATTGTGTTGTTCTCGCCAGTCACTAAAAAGAACAAAAGCGGCTACAGGTGCTAAAAAGGTTGCCGTAATAGTTAAACTATCTTTTAAAATCTCATTTATTTTTGGCAAACTTATTATTTCGCTCAACCATTTTGTTTCAAGTAGAAATCCAAGGATTGTGTAAAGGATAAAAAAGACAATGGTCCAAAATGCAATATCCTTAATCTTATCTTCTAAAGATTTTTTTATCATATATCCCCCCTAATTTAAAAAGATATTAGAACAACTATTCAAACCTTTCTCAACTGACATTTCCAGATCGTTTCCGCTGGATCCTGTTGAATATGCTTGACTCTAAATTTGCCCAAGGGTGTAAACCACTCATCATCAATTTGCGGTGTCATGGTTACTTCATTCTGCAGAACAACCGCCTTTTTATCGGTGGCCAAGACTCCCAACGTCTGGATCTCATATTGATTGTATGAGCCAAACAAAACCCCACGGCCAGAATATTTCTCTTTAATCGTCTTATGCGTTTCAGTCAGAGGATCCCATTCTGTTCTGATGATCCGCTCACACGTAAAAGATTGAACAGCATCAGCCAGATCTTCATTAAATGCCTCGGCAATGTCTGCCTGCAGTTCATCACGTAGTGTCATTAGATCTTCCTCGTAAAGAATACTGAAGAACGCTTGGTGAATGGCTTAATCAGATCCAGAATATATTGCTCAGTGGCATTCAGCATTACAGATCCATCCTGATATTCTTTTTCAGACTCTACCGTATCGGCTTTAACCTTTTTACGTTTTAAGGTCTGTTCCTGTCCTTGGTAGAGCTCGCCTTTCATGATGCCCTTAATGACCTCATATGAAGCTGTCTTTAATGCCTTAGGCACTTTTGAGACATCATCATAAAGTTTCACGTTTCGGGCGATCAGATAGGCTTCTGCCTTTTGCAAATAATCAGCCTTATCACTGGCAGATAAAGCATCAAAGCTTTGTACATAATCAATTGCTTCTTGTTCAGTGATAAAGCTCATTGCTTATTCCCCTTGTTGTTGCTGAAGAATGAGCGCAATCAATTCAGGCTTAGAGGCTGAGTTCTTAAACTCAATACCAAGATCGGTTAAGTGAGCCTTGATTTGATCTACTTTCCAGTTTTCATAATCACCAGGTTTAGGACCATCTAAAGGATCAGGTATTCCCTTACCTTCATTAAGTTCTGCAATTCGTGCTGTCATTGCTTCAGGATCATTCATGAAGGCAATAAACTCGCCCTTAACACCAGCCAATTGCTCTTCAAGTTCATTCACTTTTTCTTGTGTCATCTGTCGTTCTCGTGCTCGGTTAAATGATGAAAGTCCCATGTGAGGATCTCCAAAAAGATAAAGGCGGTATAAGCCGCCTATAGTTATTTGATCTTGTGCTTGAATGCCACAATTCGAATCTGTTTAGGATCATAAACACGCTCCCAGTTAGCACCGAGAGCAAGACCAGCATTGTTTGGAGCAATACCTGTAGCACCAGCCCATTTAATCCCACGGGGATGTAATACAAAATGACGGCGGTTAATTAGAATGTCAGTACCAGCTAGACTGTCACGATCTGTTTCCACGCCTACTGGTGCACCGATATCCTGGAAGCCAATCGCACCTTGACCAAACAGGAATGAGGTGAATACATCACCTTCTACTGGCATGCCATCATCGACAATGACACGACGATCCATAAAGGTTTTATAGAGCAATACACCATCAGCATCGCGCACGGTTTCAATCAAACCTTGTTTAGACAAGGCTGCCATCGTTGCTGAATGCATTGAGATCGCCGTCAACTTGTCTACAGCATCACCAAGCTTATAAGACGCATCAACAAATGAATGACCATCAATGACTGCAGCGGCTCCGGCACCTGCCGAAATATCATGAACATTTTCTTCCATGCTTGCCGTACCAAATACACCTTTAAGAGTATTTACGGTGAAGCCTTGAAACTCTCTCGACCAGTAATCAGCAACCAGATCACCCACAGCACCTAAAGGATCATCACCCGATAAAGCTTTAGCAAGGTCATTTGCTCCCCACGCCTTACCACGTGCATGCAGAATGGCAATATCCTGACCAGAAGTAATATTGTTTACTGTAAGCGCTTTAGAATCTGATAGCACTTCTGATTCACCGCTTAGATCATTCCAGAACGGAATATTCACAGTGCTGCCACCTTTGGCACCAAAAGCGATTTCTACATCTGGTTCACCGACAATACCTGATTGCCATAATGCAGATTTCTCTGCAGTCTTATTTAAAACATATGGTGTAAATAGTTCAGGAACGATTACATCAGCAATTTTTGTTTCAGCCATGTGGCCTTCTCCTTAAAGTTTAATACCGTGTTTTGCAGCAAGCTCTTTGGCCAGCTGCGGATTTTCATTTCGTAATTGCGCAAGTTTGGTGAGATTCACTGAACCATCTGCTTTGAGGATGTCGACCTGACCTTTGTTATTGCTACTACCTGGTGCACCAGATCCATTCGCTTTTGGCCAGAAATAAGGTTTTTGCTCGCGAAGGGATTCAACCCACTCTTTTGGTGATAATGGCGTTTTGCCATCTTTTCCAATGACCACTTCACCTGATTCATCCACAGCTACCGCTTTGCCATCCTCATCTAAAGCGAATTTAGATTGAGCAAGGAATGCAATGTCTGCAGTCGCTTCGGGTAAAGCTTCAAGCTCTACTGCAGCCTGGACAATCTGGCCTTGCACGACCGATTGCTTAAACTTATTGGCATAAGCCTCTGCATTGTTGGCTCGCGTTATTTCTGCATTTAATAAACGGGCATGCTCTTCACGCATCTTCTCGGTGCGTTTCTGAATCACTTCGTTCACCTTGCCTTCAGCAATTAGTTTGGCTTCTTCGTCATGATCAAGTTGGTCGAAAACCTTTTTAACAATTTCAGGGTCAATACCTTCAAATTGTTTTTGCAGGCGTTGTAGTTCGCGTTGTGCGGTCTTAGCGGCATCACGCTCGCTTTGAAGTGCAGTTTTTAGACCTTTTGGATCTTCGTAGCCTTCTAGGTCAAGGCGAAACTTCCCGTTCTCCTCAACATATAAAGCACGATGTTCTTCTTTAATCTGGTCCAGTGAATCCACAATAAATGGCAATGACATGTTCAAACCTCTCGTTTGATTAAGTTGAGCCTTATCTCAAGGCATAAAAAAAGCAGCCATTTGGCTGCTTACATTGTTAAATCTCAAATTTATAATTGGATCAGAAGTATTAATTTCTTAATTACATTCATTTTCAGGATCACTCATCATCTTTTTTAAGTTAGTAAATTCCTGAATGTATCTACTTTCGTCATAAACCATCTCTAAATTATTCTGCTTCTGATAAGCCACGAATTCGTCAAAGCGACTAGTAACGAGTTGATAAAATGCAAACTCTGCTTTCATCCCATCGCATTGAATCTTTTTTGCTTCTTTCCATTCTGCCTCACTTAATTCCTGACCTTTATAAGACTCATTGAACTCATGCTCTTTTAAAAGCTTTTCAGTGCTTCCATCCAAAATCCTCAAATATTCCTTTTCAAAATCTTGGTTGTAAGTTGCAAAACAATGACTTGATATAAAAAGTCCGATTAGAACAAAAGCTTTTTTCATTTCTTATCTCTTATATACTTTCAATAAGATATATCACATTTGAAATATTCAATCAGATTCCAGCGTTCTAACCGTAACACTAGTAAATACGTACTTATCTGGTCGATCTATCTCAGACACATCGGTAAAGTTCAGGTAAATATCACGTACATTTACCCCTGTTTCGATTTCAAACTTATTGACCAACTCTGCAATCTGATTGGTTAAAGCCTTTTCTAACTCTTCCTTGCGCGTCCTGCATTCGCAAATTGATACCTTTAACATTGTAAGTACCTCTACGTTTGTTAAATTCCAAGCTCTTTAAATTTTAGCCCATCTAGCTTCCTAAGATGTTCCAGTGTGTAAAGCTGTCCCTCAGGATCAAAGAACTTATCAAAATCAAACTTCCCATCTTTATAGAGCTTGTACCGTTTCGGCCCTAGCCACTCTTTTTGGAAGAAGTTATCTGTTTTCTTAAAAAACGCTTTGAAAGTGGTGTTTGCATCCATCTGGCCAATGAGCTGTTCACGTTCATCCTTAGGGATGTCTTTAACCTTACGTTCATCCATCACGAATGGACGTTGGCCAGCCAACAAACCATCTTTGTCGACAGGCACCAAAATACTACGGCAATTAGGATGAAGTGGCGGTACACGCTTAGCAGAATCGTTTATCGCCCATACTGTGCCATCTAGAGATGCACAAAGTTTTGATGTTCTCCCATCCAAGGTAGCAACCAGTTTCACGTATTCAAAACCAAGCTGATTAAAACTATCTTGATAGGCTTGATTTGCGACATGGCTACGTACAGTTCTCACCGTGCGTTCGATGTCAGACTTATTGGTATTTAGAATTCCATCCTCATAATTCTGACGTTTGGTACCACGAATGCGCTGTATGATTTCCTGATTGGTCTTGCTGCTGCTGATCCCATCTCGAATCGCGTACTCGACCTTTTGCCGAGCACTTTCAGCAATCTTAAAGAGTAGATCATCTACCAAAGCCCCACCAATTAACGGCGTTTTCTTCGTTGTAGAATAAAGCTTATTCCCGTTAGGCTTCTTTATCTTGCCGCCGTAAAGCTTGGCAGTGTAATTTGCTTCATATACCGCCAGAGCAGTTGCTGAAACAGCGAAGGCCTCTGGCAATGATGTGCTTAAACTGGCGAACCATTGTGAAATAAGATCGCGGATCTCTTTAAGGTTCTTTGTAGTGTACTGACCACCAGCAAGTGCAATTTTCTCAGACTCATTTAATTCATCTAGCAAATCTCGAAGCTTTGAAAGCATCAAGAGACTTTCAGAGTTAAATAACCTGGTTAATTCATTTACTGATTGAGATGAGACTCGATACAAATAAGCTTGATGCTGGGTGAGAACCTCAATCAGATTTTTATGGTCATTTGAAGCCATTTAACACCTCTACAAAGGCAGACTATTTCGCTCATCCTCAACTCGGTCAAGTTCTTCTTCATATTCGAGCGTCGGAAGCTTGCCTGTAGCGATATATTCCCAATAGGTTTTAAATGAGTTTTTACCTGCAAGTGCGCCTTCATAAAGTTGCTTGGCCAAGTTGATATCGTATTGCTGAACAATAAATTCAGGCTCAACCGTAAATGCATATTTAGCTGGATCCAGCTTGAGCCACTGAGCCGCATATTTAATGGCTTGTTCAATGGCTTCAGCTGCACACATTACAATGCTGTGTAAGCTTGCATGCTGATCATCTTGACGCGCACGGCGGGCTTCCCCTGATTCCTGAGCATTGGTGTCAATGACCTTGGCTCCTGCTTCCAATGCTGAATTTTTCTGGGCATCCATTTCCTTTTTGGTCATATCAATCCCATCACCTGATATTTCCAAGTAACCGCAGGTTGAATCCTTAGGTAGATCCCAAACGGCCATTACACCTGTGACACTAATATCAGATTCATCATCCAGACCGCTGATCCATGGTTGTGGATGCGCCGTGTGGTGTAATGACTGGAAATAATCCGCACTCAACTGGTAATACTTTAATGCAGCTTTAGCCATGGTTAAAAGCGGTACCGTACCCACATGCGGTGAATTATCTGTGGTACCGCAGAATACAAACGGCGTAAAGGTCAGTTGATTACCACCCAAATCAGGGGTTTTATCTTCAGGTATTGCCCCATCAAAAAGCCGTACCGTTAAAGATCCATCTTGCATGGATAAAACACGGTGCACGGTTTTCGTTTCATGTCCGAACTCATCCTCGCTATTATCAAACTGCTCCTCGAGCACCAAAAGTTTGAGATCCTTACGACCTCCGATGCTATTCTCCTTCCAGTTGATGATTGATAGTGCATCGTACAGAGCAAAGTAAGGTACACCGTCACCATCAACGTCCACCAATAAGCCACAACGACCGCATTCAAGCAGTTCTACACAAATGCGGATAAAGAGCTGTTTAAGTCCAAACCCGTCATTAGTGGCGTTATTAATTAGCCCTGTGAGAAGATTGCTTTCTATCACAATATTCGGCTCAAGCTTTGATACCAAACCAATCATCGTTCGTAATGAGTCTTGAACCCATAACGGATACTGAGCACGGTTTACATAGGCTTTATAGATCTCACTTGCAGTATCGCCCTGCTTCTCAGCTTCGATCATGCCTGCTGATTTTGGCAAATAACGTACAGCAGCTTGCTTAATCTTTTCTTCGCCAGCAACAGCATCACGCATCATCTGCCAGCTTTTTTGTGCAGCAATATACTGCGGATGTTTATCAGTAACTGCCATAAAAACACCATAAAAAAAGCACCTGTAAAGGTGCGTTGGTTAATAAGACATACCGCCAATTCGACGCCGTTTAAATACTTTCTGAATAATGATCGGGAATCGCTTGGCCAGTGGATATCCACCAGCATCCCCTACGTGATCAAGACCAGCACTTTTATCAGGCATCCCAAACGAGTCGTAAATCTGCTGTTCTAAAGTTGCTGTAAAGTTAGGACATTTATTGGTATTCACTTTTAAAGTACGCTCACCATCTGCATTCAGAATCTGAGCATTCACTGCATTAATACGGTCTTTAATGCCAGGATTAACGCCGTTCACTTCAACCTTAAAACCGTTCTTCTTTAGAATTGCATGATCAGACTCACTAAAACCCTTTGAAGAAGTTGCTTGACCAGAGGCATCTGGAATTACAGTGATGTCATGCTCTGGAAAACGTTCCTTAATCAAATAGCACATTGTTGGTGTATCTCTAACTCCCACCAATTCATCTAATGCACGTGGATGACCTGCACGAATTACATAAACTACGGCGGCCATTTTCAGTACGTTAAAGTCCATCCCGATGAGTAATGGCTCATCTTGATGAATTTCCTCATCCGTATGATTCAGTACTCGATCAAAGTCTGGATAAACTGCACCACTAGTTAAGTTAACGAATTGCCCTTTCAGATAAGCAGAAATCAACTGGGGTGGATAAGACTCATATAACGATGAAATATAGTCATCAGGAAGATTTGCTTCATTGTCATAAGTTGAAGCTTGAATCATTCCATACAATGCGCGTTTAGCTGGCGTTGAGTTGGCTTCTTTTACAAATTGCTCATAAGTAAATTTAAAGCCTTCTGGTGTAGTCGCTACATCAATACCATTTAGCAAACCGGCTTGTTTATATCGCATACGTGCAATGATTTTACGCCACGCTTGCTGTGCCTTTACTTTGGCCATGACATCAAGCTCATCAATCAGTGCATGGCCAATTTTGAACCCCACAATGGTTTGAGGTTTTTCCATAGATCGACAAATAATCGTGGTCCGGTATTGTCGACCATAGTAAATATCCACCTCTTTGTTAGTTTCATAAACTTTAGTCTTTAAGCCCCAATCAAATGCAACCTCATCAATTGTAGGAAAGAAGATATCTCGGATCTGAGGATATGTCGGTGCAAAGTAACCCAATGGAACCTTAGGAAACTCCCAAGCTTTATTGCATAGGCTTGAACACCCTACCCATGTCTTTCCAGATCCAAACCCCGCCACGAAAGCCCGGAATTTCTTCTCCATCTGTAAAAAATTAGCCTGAGGTACATTCAGTGTCGGATTGATATTCGGCATCTTTCTTACTCGCATCTACAACTTGAATGGTTACTTTTACTGGTGTTGGATCGTCAGCACCTTCGCCGTCCCCATTTCTGATTTTGTCGATCTCAAGCTGTTTCAATTCAAGATCTAATAACTGTGCTGAATGTCCATGCATCTCGTCTTTAACTTGTTTGATGATGTTCTGCTTAATGACCTTGTTTTTACTTGTGTCATACATCTTTTGAAGTTCATTAATACGAAATGACTTATTGGCCAACGGAATATCAAAAACATTATTTCTGAAATCTTCACGTGTCTTTTCAAACAAAGCTTTCAGTTTCTTACTTAGGTTTTTCCCAGTTGTCTTTGTTGGATCGTAGAGTGCTACCTGTTGTCGCTCAATTTCTATGTTAAATTCTTGCTTTACAGCATCTGCTACTTGTTGAGGGGTATCCATGCATGCAAGCGACTGAACTATAAAGATTTTAACAGGCTCTTTAAGTGCAGCCATACCTACCTCTTCGTAAAGCTACGTAAAGCAAAATAGACAAAAAAAATGAGCCGATTGGCTCAACTGATAATGCATGTCCCGCAGCACTTTGTAATAGCTAAATCCGAAACAAACGGCGCTTGCTTCGCGACTTCCACCAGTCGCTTAACGTTCTCGCTTGCCCCATGTCGCTTGACTACGCCTATAAATTCTTCCACGTCATGCCCAGCTAAATAGTGTTTCGGAAGGCCTGTATTATCACTGTACTGTGGCTCACCATCTGCATCACGTTCCACGCCTATGTGATACAACTCGTGTTCGATCAATGCACAAAAGTCTCGATCTGAGGCTTGCTCACAAAAACTGGCATCTATGGTTATGAGGTAAATAGGAACATAACCAAACCAATCCTGCATCTGTTGTTCTTGTCGTGCTTTACGCCATCCACCAGCGTTAAACATCACCTTTTCACACTGGCCTAACACCATTTGCTTTTTAACGGTACAAGCCTGTGATGCCCATGCAAACGCTAAAAACTCTTCATTGTCGTGAAGTAACTCAGCAATATGATCATGGTCAGGATTGTAAAGTTCAGCTTCAGCAGTGAGATAATTAGCAATTACCCATTCTTTTAAACCTGGTGCTGGGGCTAAACGAATTGCTTCTTCTTCCTCGGCTTGATCTAAAAGCTCAGTCGGTGGGAATGGTCTTATTTGGTCCATATTTCACCCATTAAAAAAGCCCACCTTTCGATGAGCTCAGTCTTCAAAATTTAAACTAAGAAAGATATTCAGTAATCCTTTGAGCCTTAAGCGTTTCATCAAGGCCCTCAAAAATCCAGAATGTGTAAGCTAAGCCATTGGTGTGTATCTTGATTTTCTGATATTTTTCTTGTTGCAATGTATCGATATTCGTCAAAAGAAATGTTTCATCTTCAAAATTTTCAATATTGAAGTCTGTCTCATCCAGAGAACCCCCAATAAATTTATTCATTGTTAATATCCGCTAAAAGAAAACAATCTATCACAGATATGTAAAAAGCCCATCGTATGATGAGCTAAGTTATTAAGATAATTAAATGAAGATAAACTCAAATACTGACTTCTATTCATTCCTTATTTAAGAAGTCTCTTGTCCAAGTTAAGGTCTCTAGAACCTCCGTTTGAGGATCTGAGTAATCTTTTATCTCATGGTAACGTTCACCAAGTTCTTTTAAAAATTCTTCTTTGAATCCTGGATTCGTTTTGTCTAACGCTTTTGCAAAACTGGCAGTGATCGAAGCGATGATCAAATGTGTTTGATTGATCGAAATTTCCTTAGTCATATCAATATCCTCTAATTATTATAAATTTAGATTATGACTGATTTTTAACACACTTCAAAAAAAACCGCCAGCAGTGGCGGTTTGCTTAATCTCAGCAAATGCTAGATACAGGAAGGATTCGGAGGCTCCTATACCCATTGCAAAACTTAACTCCCAATTTCTCAACTATAACTCTGGTATTCCTGGCTTTTAAAATATGCTGCAATATCCCTAGAAGACTTTGGTTTAGAGCGATGTTGTAATGATTTCAATATTTCAGAATCAAAATTTATATCATGTGGGATATCTTCAAGTTTGGGGGGCATTCTCTTGACCCCACCTTCTGTAACTTTCTCAATGAGATTGGACAACCACATTACGAATTGATCTTTTTTTTCAGGGTTGGGAACAAGACTCAAAAAAACATTTAAATGATCGCTTGGTGGTTCTTCTTGCAACCCTCTTACAAAGTTAATGCGGCTATACATCAACCTTAGATCAGTATCTTTTAATTCTTCCCGCAGTACTTCAACAATCGAACTTAAGCATTCTTGAAGTGGCGTGCTAAATTTATTTTCACGATCAAAACGCTTATAGATATTGTCTGCAATACGTAAATATTGTGGCATTACTCAAGCTCCGCTTTATAGTGAAAAAAGTATCTCTAATAAAATTATTAACTTAAAGTAAAAATTGTTTAACTCTTTGTAAACATTGTAATTCAATTTTTCCACTTAAATTTAAACAAAAGTAAAAATATCTACTGATTAGGAGGGCATTATTTTTCTGTTAAATCCCTAAATCCGAATTTAACATATTTATAAAAATTAAATTTTTTCATAAGTAAAGTTTAAGGAGGTATCTGTAGTCATTTATAGAAAAATTTACCCCCTTTTAAGGTTTTATTTTACTTATCAACTTGCGAAGTAATTTGAATAATTTCTTTATACTCTACTAATTTAAATATTTTCTCATTTTCAATACATTTTTTTAACAATATTTTATCTCCATTCATATCAATCAATTGCCAATTACTTACGTCATCCTTTATCTTGACAAAACTTGAATTGAACGCATTTTTATTTACCAATCTTCCTTTATCACAACCAATTGTATAGGGTGCAAATATTATTAAAAATAGAAATAAAATTTTTAAAAAACCATCAAAATTTGATATAGCTTTACTTTGTTTCTCTTTAATTGGCCCTACAAATCCATGGCTATTTAGATTTCTTTTATCACGTTCCAATGTGATCATGAACATGACTGCTAAGGTATTTAAAATAAACAGTATTATTTCCAAATTAATTGAAATCTGGTGTTCAGAAAAAAAATAGCCAATCACCCATCTTCCAACCACGTACACAACAAAGCTTATGTATGTAATTATCTCAACAGCTTTATACTTTAGCTTAAATCCTAAGTAACATCCAATAGCAACACCTACAATTGAAGCAAGGCTTACTCTAAAAGATGAAATAAATAATTGTTGAGGTGATAGGTTTTGGATGTACCAATCTGCACCAATTGTATTATAAAAACCTATTTTATAAGTTAAAGATATTCCAACACTTATAAAAAATAAGATTGTAAGCATCTCCAGTAAATTTGCTTTTTTAAAAAAAACAACCATTAGATTCATTAAGTAAACATCTGAATATTAAAAGCATTCAATCATACACAATTGTTACGAGAATTTTTACTGTTTATAGATAAATACCTTACCTTCTATCAACATCTGCTCATTTCGACAATATGTGCATAAAAAATCTAGATTGTAAATATCACCATTACCACACAGTACATTATTCTCTGTAACTTTAATCTTGGATAGATTATTTACAGACCACAAATTTCTTCCATAAAAAAGCCACTGAAGTAGGGATTAAGGGTTTAGATAATTTCGTAAAGTTCAGATTTCACAATTTCAATATCTAAATTAATTCTTTCAAGCAGGCTTATAATTGTTTTAGTCTCCCATTCCGAAGTATCTGGAGATATGTAAATTTTTTTAATTAATTTTTTAATATCTACAGGTGCCTTCATTGTAACGGGAGTACTTCTAATTACTTCAAGAGATTGATTGCGAGCTATAGTTACGATATTTAATATCCCTTTGTTATTTTTATTATTAAATGGTCGTAAAATCACTCTGTACTCATTTTCATGTTTAAATGATTTCCTCTTATAGAATTGGCATCTAAAAATCTCATCAATTTGTTGAGATGCTTTGGTTTTTTCATGTTTATTATAATCAATATACGTCACATTATTAAATTCAAACATCATTTCAGGATGTTCTAAAATTGATTCCTTTAGTGCTTCTAAATTTGATTCAATCGCAATAGAACCATTTTTACTTGCATATAAATCCCACATTGCTGCAGACTCATATTCATTTGAATGCCAACAGGATACATAACTATTAAATCGAATAGCTTCAGAAAGTTTCTTTAATTGATCCTGCTCTCCTGGGAAAACTTTACTTAATTCATTTTTATAAAAATATTGATCATACCCCTCATATGTATCTTTAAAAGAATTAATTCTTTGAAAATGTAACTGCTCTGTTAAAACTAAATTGAGAAATTTTATTAAATCCATAAATTTCCAAAGCTTCATTTTACTTCCTTTGCTTTGATTTAAACTTAAAATTATATGATGATAAAGAAAAGCTCGCATTTATAATGCGAGCTTTTAAAAACTTTGTGAACTACTATAATTTCATCCAGTATAACAGAAATATGCCACAATCCGTCTAGACAGTCAAATTATTAAATCATGGGATTCGATTTGCAAACGATAAAAAGCCATTCGAATGATGAGTGCATATGCTTCTCGCAAAGCATCCTCGAGGACCACCCCTTCATTAAGATATAACTTTATAGTTATAACACCATTAGCAGATGTTTTTTGTACTCTGAATATTTTCAAAAGCTCTTCACAATTTTCTTCTTCAAAAAAATTATTGCACTGTTTTTGGGAAACACTTTTATCTAACTTTATAAATTTCCAAGCCATATGATAACCCACAATTAATTTTTTAATCTTTTATCATGTCCAGCAATATAAAATCTAGCACAACTAACCATAATTGCTGCTTGAGCTTTAGACTGATTAGTTTCTTTTGCAACCATACCTAATCCTTTATTCTCCACCTTATTTTTAATTAAGCAAATCAAAGCAAACTTTGTTATGAAATCAGTATTGTCTGAGTTCATTAAGCTACGTAGTAATGCCTGCACCTGATCCGCTTCATAATCATCTATATTACAACGAATATAAGACTTGCCCTTAGGCATCTTCATACCCGCTTCACGCATCAACCAGTAAATCTGATTGATATGCAGACCATCAGGTAAATCACCACCCTTCATGCGCAAAGTTTCACACCAAGCACCGAACTGCTCTAACCATCCATCAATTGTGTACTTAGACCAGTCCATGGTTTTATTTGTATTGATTGCATTCATTGTTCATACCTCTTTAATATCAATGCCGTGAACCGTTTTCATTAAGTGTTTTTTAGTGCGATAACTTGGTAACTTTCTAGTTGCTGCTGACTTCACATCTTCAACTATGTATTTATCCGCTATGTAGTATGTGAAATCAGCAAAATATCTAACTGCTGGCTTTGCCCGCTTCTCACCTTCAAGTTTGGTTTTAGATGCAAGTTCAAATTTGGTGTGATGGTCTAGGCTAGTTATCTCCCCACGTTGCTGCATGGCTTTGAGCTGAATGTACCGCTTATGTTCCTTCTTGCTGTCAAACGTCATGCCATCAAGCTCAACTTTCTGAGCATTGAACTTGTTGCGTTTAGTAGCCTTAGACTTATCGCATTGCTTCAAAATGTCACGGCGGTACTGATCGATGCTCATTGAGGTCATTCAGGTTTAACCTCATTGAACTTTTCAAAATAGAAAACAACTGGCTTTGCTACAAACTCAACTAATCCGAAACGCATTAAATGACGAATTTGAGAACAGTCACGAATAACTTGTACATCTCGATAATGCGTCAATAGTTCTCGCCATGACTCCAAAGACAAAGAGCGTTTGTTGTGGTTACACGGCGTGCAAGCAGGCATTAGATTCTCATAAACATCATTTTCAGGCTTTGTTGGCTTGCCTGTGACTAGATCTCTAACCACAGCTTGCAGATGGTCTGGATGCCACTTTCCATTTAAATCCTCGCCACAGTAAGCGCACTTTCCACCAAACTTCATTTTTAATTCTGCACGTTGAACCTCTGTGAGCTTCATGCTGCATTCCTCTTTTGCTCAAAGCCCACAGCAGTCAAATACTCAGCCCACTTTTGGATATTCATGGGATCTTTCAGCATGGTTTCTAAACGAACTGCTAGTTGCTCATGAGATTCGTTACCTACGGCGTATTTTCCGAAATCAGGAAGACGGGATAACTTCCCTGCTAAAAATTTGATTTGTTTTTCAGTGAGGCTGTTTTCAGATTTTGATTCCTGTTTCTTGCTTGGTTGAGCAGAACGATTGATACGGTCAAGCTTTGCATTTGCCTCAAGTAACCAGTTTGCAAAGTGGTAAATCATGAGTTCATCACACATAGATTTTTCAGCATTGAATTTTTCGAATGCTCTAAATTCACGATTGAACCAACTTGCAGAGATGATTTTGTTTGGATCGATCTCAGGATTTGCTTGAGCAATTTCCTCACTCAATTTTTTTGAACAAAGCCAGTGTTTTTTATTTTTAGATTCTAATGAGAGATTCATTGGGAGGTTCTGTGTCCCAATATTGGTACTGGTTGCAGTACCGTTTTTGGGACTACTGGCAGTTCCGTTATTGGTACTAGTACCGTTTTTGGAACCAGTACCTAAATTGGTACCCGTTCCGTTTTTGGTACTGGTTGGATCTTCATCTTCACGGCCAACAACTCCAATCAGTTGATAGATTTTCACTCCGTTACCCGTCGTTTTACCTGTAAATTTTATGAATGCAGCTTCTTCAAGTTCATCCAGAACTTTAATGATTGTTTTACGGTTAAGTACTGTATCTTTCTCCAAGCGCTTTAAGCTTGGATAGCATTTGTGTTCATCACCAGCACGATCGGCTAAGGCAAGTAAGACTAGTCTTTGGCTTGATGTTTTGACCGCTGCCTTAAATGCCCAAATGGTTGCATCTAAACTCATAACTCACCAACCTTAGGTCGAATATATCCACCCATAAATTCAACCATCTGAGCGTTATACAAACTCGTCTCAATCTCACCAGCCAAATACAACGTAATACGGCCACGGCGAGCAAGTTGTTGTCTGAACTCTTCACGGGTGATTGCCGCATTTTCTTCGCTGTATCCACGCCTACGCAGATTCGCTTTGTTTCTCTCGAGCAATTTATTAAGAAGCTCCAATGCAGGTTCATACCAAGATTGAACGGCTTGGATCTGCTTAAAATCTGGAAGTCGTTTTAACTGTTGATTCATGTCATCTCCTTTTGAGCATACAAAGCTCTACTTAGAAATTTAGAAACGTCATCGCTAATCACACGGCAGTTTTTAGAAATATGGTTTTCAATATGGCGATCTGCGCCCATGATCAATGTGATTTGCGTCGAATCATCGGAATTGTGTTTATCTTTGCCAGACTGTTTTGCTAGATTGTGTTCGTTCATATTTTAGTCTCGCTTAGCAAGTATGAATAAAAGGTCATAAAACCGCTTCCGCTGCTAATAACAGGAAGCGGTTTTTTATTTGCCCTGAATACAGGCATGAATTTGTTGTTCCAACGTGGCAAGCAGTACATGCATGTCGTGGATGACCTTGGCCATGTCGATTGCCTCACCTTTTGTTATTCGTCCGTCAGCAAGCATTTCTCTAAATTGCTTGCTTACGTTGCCCTTCTTGATACTGATATTGAGAAAGGTATCCATCAGGCAACTGTCTCTTTTGCTCTCTGGTATATCTGGTAAGTCGATGGCAGCTTTACCGTGTTCTGCACAGATCGCCTGTAGTATTCGGGAATCCCCTGTTATGCCCATCAACTTTGAAGCTTCGAGCAAAGTCAGGTGATGCGTTTCCGTGTTTGGGTTGACCTTGCTGTTAAGTACCGCAGGGCTTTTGATACCCATACGTGACGCAAGCGCATTTGCCCCGCCCTTAAAGTCGTGAACCGTGTGGTAAGCCGCATCTAATATGTTCATTGCGAGTCCTTTTGAACGTGTTTATTAGATGGCTACTTCATTACCATTTTGGTTAGGTAATGTTTGAACTGGATACAACCCAAAATGTTGTAAGACTTCCTGTTCAGAAACTTGCCCATTACTTGCTTGAACTAAAGCTGTACGGAGCTTTCTACGTGGTTCTTTATACCCATACAAAAGATGCGTCTTTAGATAACCACTTGTTGTGCCTGCAGCTTTTGCATACTTTTCTAATTGTTCAGGAGTCATTTTTAAAATGAAGTCTCGAAATCGCATAGATTGATCCTCTCTAACCAATCTAAATATTACCTTTTAGGTAATGTAAATACAACCTTTTTTCTTGTTTACCTTTTTGGTGATAAAACTACAATTGACATATGTGACTAGTCACAGAGCATTCAGGATAAATATGGACAGCAAATCAATTAGATACAAAAATACTCGTTTACTTGTTGATCAAGTTGGCGGTGTATCCAGTTTTGCTGACAAAATTGGGAAAGGTCAATCGCAAGCAAGCCAATTCGCTGGAACTAATCCGATTAAAGGAATTGGTAACAAAGTTGCCCGTGAAATAGAGATTGCTTTTGATAAACCTCATGGGTGGTTAGACTTACCTCATGAACAGGAAATCACATCTACAGATGTAAATATTTCTGATCCTATTCCTTTAATTGGTAAATTAATTCCAGTAATTTCTTGGGTACAAGCTGGTACTTGGACATCAACGGAAGCTATACCTTCTGATACTCAGTTTGAAGAATGGCTTCCTCCAAATCCTAAATGTGGAAAAAATGGCTATGGTTTAGAAGTTGTTGGTGAATCAATGCTTCCAGACTTCCGACCTAGTGACAAAATATATGTAAATCCTGACTTTCAAATAAGTGATTTAAAAACTGGTGATTTGGTTATCGTTGCATGTGAAGGGGAAACAGAGGCAACGTTCAAGAAATTGATCGTAGAAAGTAACGGTATGTATTTGGAGCCTTTAAACCCTAAATGGCTTGAAAAAATCATAGAGCTTCGTGAAGGATGTAAGCTTGTTGGGAAAGTTGTTGGATTATATAGGGATGTATAAACATAATTAAGGAAATTAATATGAGTGATATTTTTTTTAATTTTGATGGGGATAAGTGGGAAAAGTTTTGTGAAAAAATGATTCGTCATCATTACACACAACCATATTTTACTTCTGTGACCGCAGACGATCGTGGCGACTGTGGATTAGAATTCTTTACTAAAGATGGTAGTATTTTTCAATGTTATTTTCCAGACCCACAATACTCCATGGCCGAATATAAGAAGCATGTTCAAAAAAAAATACGAACAGATATTATGAAATTAAAAACTTATGAAAAAGATATAAAAAATTTTTTAGATGATATAGTTATTAAACAATGGGTTTTATTATTACCAGATAATAGAACAAAAGACCTTATTACCTATTGTAATAGTTATAAAAGGAAAATTTTATCTGAAAACGTAAGTTACTTACATCCTGTAGACTTTGCAGTAAAAATTGAAACCGCTGATAGTTATCCTGCATCAAAATTATATGCATTAAAATATGGAGATGAACTAATAAATCTTCCATTTAAACATATTGATGAAAGTGCGATAAGCAGCTTTAAAGATTCATATTTTGAAAAAAATATATCTAGGAAATCTAGTTTCATTTCAAACAAACCTGAAGTTTTCGCCAATAGCATGACTAATAAATATTTGAAAATTACCAATTATTTAGAGGATCTTAGAGATAATTTTCCGGATACTTTTCAAGAAGTAGAAGAGTGTGGTCGTATGCTTTTAGGGAAAATGCAAGATTTAATTGAAATAGAAGGTATGGACCCTGATCTTAAATTTATTAAAGCAGTTCGAGATCAAAATGAATTAGAAATAACTGAAATTTTTAATTCAATTATCTCAAAATTCAACAGAAGTGAATTATCATATGGCTATATAGCCAAATGGATTGCAGAATGTAATATGGATTTTGAACAATGAGTAAATTATTAAAATTAAAAATTGATAATAAACCTTATCCTGTACCTGTAGAAATGCGCCCCTTGTGGCGTATTAGTCTTGTAATTATTATCGTAAAAACAATGTTGCTTAAAAACAAAACCATTGATTTAAAAAAATTAAATGTCATGCTATGGATGCTTATCAGGAATCAAAAATGGGGTGAGTTTAAGAAATTTTTAATAGAAAAAGAGTACCCTGCTCCTTTCATATCTTCTGATCAAGCAAATTATATTGCAATTGAACTTACTTTTAAAAAGGATTTAATTAAGTTCAATAACGAAAAAATTGAAACCACACCATTAGCTAATAATTTCTATGAAAACATATTAGAGCATAACTTATTCAATGATGAGATTATATTTTTAGAAAACCATCTATCAAAAATAACTTATGACAAAATAGAAAAAATGATGGGGAAAAAGTAAAATGCTTGCACTACAACTTATTGAATTAAATATAACTGTTAACACGATACAAAACAAAGTATTTTCTACAAAAATTCCATTTAAAACAGGTCTTAATGTTATTCGTGCTGACAATACTTCAGGTAAATCTACTTGTGTGAATGCCATTGCTTATGCACTGGGTTTAGAGTCTATTTTAGGACCTCTTAAGAGTAAACCATTCCCGAAATCACTATATGAAACTATTAACGATAGTAAAACTGATGGTATAAGTTACAATGTTACTCATTCTTATGTTGAACTAAAAATTCAAAATAATGAACACAAGGAGGTAACTGTAAAACGACTTATTAAAGATCAAAATAATATTATCACTGTAAATGAGAACGGTAACACACAAGATTATTTCTTAAAATCATATGGAACCTTAGGATCTGCGAAGTCAGAATACGGTTTCCACAATTGGTTAGAAAACTTTATGGGTTGGGAACTTCCTTTGGTCCCTCATCTGAATGGTGAAAAAGTAAAATTATATCTTGAGGCCATATTCCCTTTATTTTTTATAGAGCAAAAAAGAGGTTGGTCTGAAATACAAGCTAATGTGCCAGTTAATTATGGAATAAAAAATGTTAAAAAAACGGCAATTGAGTATGTTTTGGATATTTCAAATTTTGAAATTGAAAACAAGTTAAATACTCTAAGAAATAAGTTAGACCATTGCGAAGATCAATGGAAATTTTTATCTAACTCCATAGAAGCCCTCTGTGATCTTTCAAATTTCAATTTTTCAGAAATAAAACCAATTGGTAATCAAACTTTTCCTATTGAATATTTTATTAGTGGAGTGAATGCTGATATTCCTTTACATACTGCTAAAGTTTCCCTCCAACACGCTTTAAAAGCTGAAAATGAAAATGTACCTAGTGATAATAATTTAATTGAAGAAATTGAAGATCAGAAAGATAAACTTAGAAGCTTATATGAAAGTCTGTCAAATCTAGAACAATTAAAGGAAAACTTACAGACAATTCAATTTGATTCCGTTAAAAAAGTTAAAGTTTTGTTTAATGATCTACAACGTTATAAGCAATTAGATTTATTAACAAAATTAGGTTCTGAAAACAACTTTACTGTAGATTTAGAAGAGTGTCCAATTTGTCATAATGAATTATCGGACTTCTTGCATATTTCACATAAAAAATCAAACATTACTCCAATGACACTTGAACAAAATATATTATTCATCAAGGAACAGTATGATTTTATGAATAATATAGGCAAAAAACATTCTGAAGAAATTTCAACCTTAAATCATAAGATTCAGCAAAAACTTCTAATTTTAAAAGAAGAAGAGGCAAAACTTAAAAAGCTTGAGAATGATTATTCTGAAGTTTTTGGTGACGTTCATTTTCAAATTAGAAAAAAAATTGAGCTTGAAAAAAAGATTGAAGATATCGAAAACTTTATTGAAAAAACAAGTAATTTTGAAGAAAACTTAGTAAAACTACAATCAAATTGGCAAATAACCTATGAGAGCTATTCTTTATTAAAAAAGAAACTTAGCGACACTTCGGACTCAAAAACTATAATAACTTTAGAAAAGTTAATGCAAAAGAACTTAGATCTATTTGGTTTTTCAACCTCCGAAATAGATAGAATCACCATTTCTCGCAATACTTTACGTCCAGAGCAAAATGGATACGATATTATTGCTGAAACTTCAGCAAGTGACTATATTAGGACTATATGGGCCTTTACGTTAGCACTATTAGAATTAGCTACTAATAGTAAATTAAATATTAAGCACGGAGGTTTTGTAATCTTCGATGAACCACGTCAACATGAAGCTCGAACTCAAAGCCTAGACGATTTAATTAAATATTCTTCTCAAATATTTGAAAATTCAGGTCAAGCAATATTCACTACAAGTTTTGAGAATCTAGAATCGTTAAGTAGTGACTTTGAAAAGGCCAATATAATTTATTTTGATGATTACATATTGCAAGCCAAAAATTAAAAGGTAATTTATCACTTGCAATAAATTACCTTTTTGGTAATATTTATCTTACAGACAACAAAAAGCACCCCTGCCTTCGAACTCATGGGTGCTTTACAGTAACCTGCGAGATAAGTATGAAACAAAAGCCTATACCGAGTCAAACGTCCCAACGTTTACACCAACATCCTTCTGCTACTGATTATCAGGTCAGTACACTCGACTTCATCAAAGCAAACCTAAAAGATGCGCTTAAGCTCTTCCCTATTATTTTAGTCGTTTTCCTACTCTGGCTTGTCCTTACCTTTGTCATTTACGGCATCTTTGGAGGATAAGCACATGGGACAATTACATACAGCTTCTAACCCAAAAATCAAACCTTTCAACGGCTCATTATCGAACAAAATACAACCGACAAGCTATGACGCACAGCGACTTGTAAGCCCTGTAAATACTGGGGTTTCAGCATCATATACACAGGGTAAGACCAAGAATTTGGAGCCTGTCATGCAAAAGAAATGCTACACCACACCTTTCGCGCAATTCATCTGTAAAGACGTGAATGGCTACTACAACGTACGCCTTGGCCCAAAAATTTATCTGGTCAAAGTATCGTTAAATTACACCCCTGATTTTGATGGTGAATTCTTTGGTGGCGCTCAAGCCCCACGTTTTCAATGGCATTCTATTCTGGTTAAAGAATCACTTGAAAACGAAGCACGCCCGATCACAGATGAAGAATTATCCGTGTATTGGCTAAAAGGTAATATCAAGAAAATCGTAAATTACCAACGTGCCATAGAACGCAGAGCGAAAAGCCAAACACCACGCTATAGCAAAGAACAGCGTATCAATTACCGCAACGCGCAATATAACGGTGCCTAAGGAGATTTATGATGAATGCAGCCGTGAATCAACAAATGGCATCAACAAGTACACTAGATGCCTTACAACTTATACAGCTTGAGTTAAAAGCACCAAAGAGCAAATACAACAGCTTTGGTAAATTCCATTACCGTAGCCTTGAAGACATACTTGAAGGTGTTAAACCACTATTGCAAAAGTATGGTGCGACCCTTGTGGTCAGTGATGAAGTACAAGAGATTGGCCCTGTAGTGGTGATTACGGCCAAAGCTGTCTTTACCGATGCCGATGGTAAACAAACCATGACTACTGCACATGCTGGTGTGGAGATCAATAAAAAAGGAATGGATGTAGCTCAGACTTTTGGTTCTTCCAGTTCATATGCCCGTAAATACGCATTGAATGGCCTGTTCCTGATTGATGATACCCAAGATGCCGATACTGATGCCTACCATCAACAAAGCAATACGCAGACTCGCAACAATCAACAGAATGCACCTGCTCAAAATCAGCAACGCAACCAAAACCAACCACCTGCACAGCAACAACGTCAGCAGCAAAACCAAACTGCACCACCCAATGCGGCTCAACAACTGACCAATGATTTTCAGCAGGCTTTAAACGCAATTCATCACACCAACAAAGAAGCAGATCTAGGTGCGATCTATAAGCAGTTTAAAGGCACTCGCTATGAAGCTCAGATTGTGCAGGCCTGCAAGGCAAAAAAGGACATGGAGGGTTGGAGTGCGTAAAAACCTACATCTTTAAGTATGTGGCCAAGCTTCACGGCAAAGGCAGCTTACGAGGACGTGTAGAGGCTACGACAGCTCTCCAGGCGAAACAGCAGATATTGCAAGACAATGAATTGATTAAGGATGTCTCAGTATCGCTATTAACCAATCAAAAGGCTGCGCGCATGCAGCCTTTTGAAAAAAATAAATAACTAAATTAAGGTGAAATATTTATGTCTTGCTTAATTCGAGTATCTGAATTTATTAAAAGAGTCTATGGAGAAGCTAGCGATGGTGCGACGCCTCCTACTCCTCAAACCATCACACGTAAATGCCGAATAGGTAAATTGCCTGCTGAATTACATGGTGCAGAAGATGGCAAACGTGGTACCTGGTACATCAACTGGGAAGCTTATGAAAAGCAAACTGGCGATGAGTTAGTAAATAAAGTATTGCAAGGTTAAAAATGTCACGGTCAAGAAATGCAGGCAACAAAGACTTGCCTGCGAATCTCTATAAAGCGAATGGAAAGTCATGGCGATATCGCCATCCTGATACGGGTAAGTTTCATTCCATGGGGAGTAACAAGTCAATTGCAGTCCAAGCTGCACGCAAACTTAACTCATTACTGATTCAGGAAGAAGATTATGTTTCTAGTGTCACAGGCAAGACAATCTCATTTAAGGATTTTTGCGAACAGTTTTTAGAAGAAAAGAGACGTAAAGATGGTCGGCCTTTATCTGAAAACACAAAGAAGAATTATAAGATCCATTTAAACCGAATTTACAGGGTTTGGGGCAAGATATCTTTAGACTCAATTACTTTAAAAATGGTAAATGATCAATTAGATGAACTGACACCATCAAACAGAAAGGCGATAAGAAGCTTACTGTGCAATATTTTTGATGTAGCGATGAGTAAAGGGATCTGTCCTGATAATCCTGCACGCATCACTTTGACAAAGCATGTCCAGAGACAGCGAAAACGCCATACTCTTGCAGGTCTACAACAGATTAGGGCTCATTCCCCATTGTGGCTCCAAAACGCAATTGATTTATCTCTTTTAACCACACAAAGACGTACTGATATTGTGGCCTTGCGTTGGACTGATATTTACGATGGATACATACATATTGCACAACAGAAAACCACGACCGATTCAATGGATGAATTTGAGGTTATGGAAGGTGCTGGGTATGTGCGAATTAAAATTGATGCAGAACTCCAAAAAGTTTTAGATCGATGCAAACCAGATAAAGTTCTTACTCCATTTGTAATTCATCAAATCCCTAAGCGTAAAACCAAGAACGCAAATAAAGAGCATTGGACTCAAATTCTCCCTCAATATTTATCCGAAGAGTTTTTGAGGATTGTTAAACGTGCTAAGGCATATCCAGATCTGAAAGGTAGGCAAATTCCGACTTTTCATGAAATACGAGCATTGGCTATTTTTCTGCATAAAAAAGCTGGTCGTAGTGCTCAGGCTTTGGCTGGTCACAGCTCAGTAAAAATGACAGAACATTATGAGGCAGGACATGAAATTGTTTGGAATGATGTAGATGTGGGAATCGCCCTGCCATTTGCTTAAATGACATAAAATCTTTTAACAAATGGGGTTTGTAAGTTATTGTTTTCTATGATTTCTATAAGTCCCATTTTTGCGTTAAAAAACACTGATTTTTATAGCTATAATTAATATAAATCAATGTCTTAATTTGATTTCACTTCATTACATTTTGATAATTCGGATAGTAAAAATCCATCTTCCAACGAGTTTGCGGCGGTGGAAAACTGCCGAGCATTAACAGCTTTGCAGTCGCAGGTAAAAACGGTTGTAATGGATGTGTTTCTATTTCTATATCAGTCAT